GGGAAGTCTGGTGTAACTCGCACGAACATAGTGAATAACTACGACGACATTTTTGTTAAAAATAAAGCAATCACAGGGATGTTATTTGGTCCTGATGAGATTGCAAGAATTTCACAGTTTCGTGATAATGTGATGCCCACACTTTGGGCTGAGATAAAGCTGAACCCATCAAATTCAGGTTACACTGTTTTGTCAGGTTTGGCTCGCAATGGCTTGCTTAATTATGCAAGGCTTGTCCCGATTGTTGGTCGGGATTCTGTTGATGTTATTGAGGGGATGCGTGCTACGGGAGCTGCAAGGGATGCAACCAGACAATATCTGAGTAGAGTCAATATGCCTTTATTCACGTCTGGCTTTTCAGCATCAGTCAGACCGACTGTTGTTGAAGAAGTTGGTGAAGAGACAACGTCTCCTTCGCTTCAATCCATCGTAGATTCCGCACCTGCTTCCGTTGTTGAAAAACTGAATCAGGCTGCGAACATACCCTAGAGGTAGCACATGTTAGCAGAACTCGCAGCAGCCAATGCCGCATTCTCAGTAATCAAAACAGCCTTAGTAAATGGAAGAGAACTCACTGCCGTCGGGAAGCAGATCGGCGATTTTGTTACTGCCAAGGAAGAACTTCAACGCAAAGGCAACAAAAAGAGAAGCAAAGGTGTAGGTGGCTCTGATCTTGAAGAGTTTATGGCTCTTGAAAAAATCAGAGAACAAGAAGAACAGTTGAAGCAGATAATGATTTACGCAGGTCGTCCTGGACTTTGGAACGACTGGCAAAAGTTTCAAGCTGAAGCCAGGAAGTCTCGCAGGGTTCAAGAAGAACTTGCTCGCAGACGAAGAGCTGAGTTTATGGAAAATCTCGGATATGGTCTTGCTGCCCTGATAATAATTATTGCTGTTTGTGGGATGTTTTACTTTGTTTGGTTATTGAAGCAGAAGTCATGACGTCTTGAAGATCGTCCCAATCAGCCTTGTTCATGTTGCCCATCTTTTTGTAGCTCAGCATTTCAAAAAAGTCTTTTCTTGATGGTCTGTCAAAAAGTCTTTTGGCATCTCGTCCATGAATCAAACCAATGAAGTCTCTCCCGACTCTTATCAACACCCAGCATTGACCTTTGTGCTCGTTGTACTCCTTTAGCCAGAGAGATTGATTTAATTTTAAACCTGTTGACATGCGTGTCTTTGGCCATGACTTCATATATTTGAGCTCAACCCAACCCGACTCACCATCCCGTATATAGTGAACATCGGGCATGCCTTTCATGACCCTGTTCTCAACTCTGTACATTTTAAGATTTCTCATTGAGGTGCGCAACAACACCCAAAAGTTTTTCTCGCTCATTTAATCCTCTTCTGTTAAAAATAATGATATGGGATCTTTGGTCACGACATCAGCTAGGCTCTTTTTGTTTTGAAGAGCTTTGATGATCTTTGTGTCTATTGTTTTGGGTGCCTCAATGTCAATATAGGTGATATTGTTCTTTGTACCGATGCGGTGGCACCTGTCCTCAGATTGAAGCCTTGTTTCTAGGTCAAAGCTGTTTGAGTAGTAGATCGCACAGTCTGCCGCAGTCAACGTCAAGCCTATCCCACCCGACTGAGGTTGACCGATAAAGTAGCGAATCTTCGGGTCATTCTGAAAACGCTCTACGGCGATCGCTCGCTGGTCGTTTGATACTTCGCCGTGGTAAGCCACTGCCAGCTCCCCAAGAGCACGCTCTATGGCTCTTAAATCGGCTTTAAATCGTGCCCAGATGATAACCTTGCTATCAATGTCGCTTAGGACGTCCAAAAGAGCCTGCAAACGTACATTCTTGTCGTCAATCTGCTTGACTTCGTCCTCAGTTGGGAACCAACCGCAAACAATCTGTTGAAGCCTCAAAAGCCTAGTGATTGTCTCTGGCGCATCAAGCTTCTCTCCCTCAAGCTCTGCTATGAAGTCTTTGCGGAGTTGATTGTACAGTTTGCGTTGCTTTGGGGACAGGTCAACAGGATGACGCTGATATATTTTCTCAGGCAAGTCTAGACAGTCTTTTTTCAAAACTCTAAAAGAATGACCCTCAATGTTCTGTGTCAGCTCATCAATGTTTTGATATGAGACGATCTGCTTGTTCTCAAAACCACCCATGACACAATACCTAGCTCTGAATGAATAGAAGCTGTCATAGCCAAGGATGTGAGGGTCAAGGAACTTGAACTGGCTGTAAACGTCTTCTGGTCCTTTTGTCACTGGGGTGCCTGTCATTATGCGACGATACTTAGCCATGTTTGAAAAACGAGTTATGATCTTTGTTCGTTTGGCTCCTGGACGTTTGATGCGGGAACTTTCGTCAACAACCAGCATTACATCATTACTCAGCAAAACTCTTTTCATCAGAGCCACAGCCTTGTCGCTCACAAAAGCCTCAACATTGAAGCTGAACACCTTTAGCTTTTCCGTTTCAGCCAATACCTCATCAAAAGCCTCAAGCTCTTTTTTGCGCATGCCAGAATGATAGTAAACTGTTCTGCTCGGGCACCACTCAGGCATATGATCAGGAATCTCTTTACTCAGCCAGTTGCGGTGAACACCATTAGGAGCAATCACGACTAGGGCTGTGATCTTGCCTTGACCATACAAATATGCGGCATTGTCAATGACGACTTTTGTTTTGCCTGTGCCTTGCTCCATGAGCAGAGCAAAAGACTCTTTGTCTCGGGAAAGATAAAAGGCTTTACGTTGGTGATCAAAAGGACGTGTCTTAAATATGAAGTCGCCGAGATCCTCAACAGGCTTGTCTTTTTGTTCTCGGTTGACTTCAGCTTCACGCAATGTCTCAATGTATTCTTCAAGGATCGGTGCAGCATCAGCAGACCAATGTGCGTCTGGCCAAAACTTGCTGATGTGTGCAATGTTGGCACCAGTCGGTGCAAAAAGCAAATCCCTCCCAACCCACTTTTTGAATCCTGGGAGGGAGGAAAGTTTTTGTATTGAGTTTCCGTCTAGCTTAACTCTTGCTACACAATATTTGCCTTTGGCTTTTTGTATTATCATCCCCAGTCTTTCTTGTGACCCATCTCTTCATTTTCATCATACCCAGCATTGTAGGCTTCAACTTCTTCAGGAGTCAGGTCATTGATCTCCTCAAAAAACTGGCGACCTGTCACCTCTTCAGTTGAGGCGATGATCTTGTGAGGACTCCGAGGGCGATGATAGTAAGAGTCAGCTCCCCCTCTGTCAAAAGGAGAGCCATGACCTTTGTCGTAATCCTTGCTCATGCTACCATCTCCGCAACTTCAACCTTGGGACGATTCACCACAGTCTGCTTTTGACCGTTGTACTCGTCGTGCTTCTTGACGGTGAACTTTGCCTTCAGAGAAAAGGTCTGCTTGTCACCTGTGTAAGCCTCACGAGGATGGATGCCTGTGCCGATGAACTTGTAGGCATTGCCGTCTGCACCGTCAATCAGGTACATGTAGCTCGTGCCATATGCGTTATCAAAAACGCTGACCAGACGAGCAACACCCTCAACAACGATACGCTCGCCAACCTCACCAACATGAGTTGAGGCTGCACGCTTCTCGCCAAGAATCTTGGCTTTTGCGGCACGCTCCTCTGCCCAAGTCTGAGCCAGCTCCTGAGCACGACCATCGTCAGCACGAACCCAGTCGCGAACAGTCTTCTCACCATTCGGAGCAGAGCCATCGCTGAAGTGCTTGCAGCGACCGATGAACATAGCCACAACACCAGCATCGTCCATCAGGAAGATCCAAGCCTTGCGACGAGCATGACGACCCCAGTTGTTGACATAGTTGACATCGCCAGCACCGACAGTGCCTTCACAAATCAGAGCATACTGACCCTCAGCAACCTCAACAGAGTTGTCCCAGCAAGTCACTGGACCAATGTGGCTTGAACCCTCGCGAACACGCTTAGCAAAAAATGCAGCCTGACCAGCTGACTTGAAGAAGCCATCATTCTTGATGATGCCCTTGAGGCTGACAAACAACTCGCGATTCTCTTCACTGTCCCACTTGAAATTCATGATATTTTCCTTTCTCAGTAACTCTCTACTTTGTTAGTATCGGCTTTTTTGGCACAAAAGGCAACAAAAAAATTGAAAGAAAGTGATATTTGTTTCCTTTGTTTTCAAGGACTTATGTTTTTCTTCCTCAACGAGTGGTTGCATTGGGCAATGCAGTGTGTTAGTCCCAAGCATAAAATATGTGGTCGTTGATGCGGACTGTCATGTGTTTTGATTGAGCCCAAGAGGGATTGACATAGTAGGCATGATAGTGGGTGGCACCTTCTGTTGGGTCATATGTCCTGCCTGTTATTGCACCAAACGATATCATCTTTGCCATTGTGTAGGCGTCTCGGTCTGTAGGCTTGTCAGACTTCCCATCGCAGTAAAAGCTGAATTGACATTTGTGGCGGATTGGGTAGTTGGTTTTCCATTTGTAGGTTGGTCCCTGCTTCACGACTTGACAAATTGTGTTTGGGTAGCGGTGATCTTCAACCCTGTTCAATATAACATGAGCCACAGCTGACTGACCGACAAGAGGCTCACCCCTCGCCTCAAAGTAAACTGCCATCGCCATGCATGTGAGTGCTGCTTCAATCATATTTTTACCTTTCTCAGTTGGTGGGGTGCTTTTTCTTCAACATATGCCGTCGCACCCCTAAACAGCATATGCCTACACCTATGTCACTGCATGTCTTACAACGCATATCGCTTCGCATAGGCACTCCACGAATCAGAATCTGGCGAGCAGTTTTGCCACATGCTCAGGTGGGTTCCCTTTCAGTGGTTAGTTGCTGGCTGCAGCCAGTGGTTCAATCAGCCAAGTGTCTTCGCTCTTGGGATCGAACTTCGGGTTCTCAACCACAAAGTAGTTGTGGACGAGCTTGTTCTTGTGCTTGGTCGCTTCCATCGCGATCCATGCGTCAGGGTTCTGGTTGTCAATGGTCGTGAAGTCACGAGTGTCAACAACGATGAAATGCTTGGTGATCTGAATCACATACACCTTGCCAGGAAGAAGAAGCTTGAGGAAGTTCTCGAGCTTCATCTTTGACTTGTTTCCAGCACCGACGCTTGAGATCGGGTACCACTTGCCTTTAACGCCAAACTTTGCGCAAGACTTCTGCAGGTCAGAGTTGCTTATGCCTTTGGCATGACGCTTGCCACGAACACGCTTGGCAACCTGATAGGCTGGCTCATATCCAGTTCCGCAAACAGTGGCAATGGCGTATGGACCACACCAAGTTTTGCGTTGGTTACCGATCCAATCAGTAACAGGGCGACGGGTTGGAGTATGTTTTTCCATGATGATTTCCTTTCTCAGTAATTCCTAACTCTTGTTAGTATCGCCTTTTCTGGGATAAAAGGCAACAAAAAAATAACAAGAAAGTGATTTTTCTTTTCAGCGAAAACAAAGACTTATGTCAACTTACGAACTTTCTCTACATATATTTTTCTGAATCCTTGTCTGATCTGACCTTTTACCAAGTACCAATCACCAAGCCTTCCGTCCTCAACGATTGGCTTACCCATGCGTGAATATTTGAAGCGATCAATGGTTGCAATGATTGGGCCAGTGTCATCCTCAAAAGTTAAGTTGAGCCACAGATTATTCTTATCAACCCTGCGACCACCACGCTTGGCAAGGTTGACAGTCTCGTTCATGTCTCTCAAGTTTTTCTCTTTGAGCTTGCCGAAAAACACAAATGTTCCTGGAGTGTCAGCATCAAGCTCTTGAATGTCAGTTATGGCAGAAACTATGTTGTGCGAGGCAGGATCAGCCTTGATATGCCCGAACCTCCTCTCACACTCAAAAATATCGTCGTAGGGTGTTGTACCGTTGTCCAGGAGCGACTCTTGCCGAGGAGTCAGAGGTTGTGCCATCTCACGTCTGTTAACGATGTCCTCAGCCATTTTTGGACCGATACCTTTGATGCCCATCAATCCACCTATCAGAGCACCATCCTGCACAGACCAGTTCTGGGTTGACTTGAATTTGTCAAATGGCTTGTAGCTGAGACCTTCCTTGACGACCTCACGCAAAAGCCTGACTGCTTGTTCGTCATCTTTGACGTTGCGCAAACATGCTGCGGCAAACTCCAGGGGGAACTTGCTCTTGAGTACGCAACACCAGTAGCTGACCATGCCATATGCGATGGCGTGTGATCTGTTGAATGCCCATGAGCCCATTGTGTTGATGTTGTCCCAGATGCGTTGGGCTTGATCTTCTTCAATATCATTCTCAGCTGCACCAACTTTGAACCTTTCCCAAAAGGTATCAAAATATTCTTTTCCGTATGACTTGGACATTGCTTTGCGGAGGGTTGATACATCTTCCCATGAGAGCTTACCCACATCTCTGGCTATTGTCATGACTTGTTCCTGATACACAACAACACCATTGGTGACCTTTGTGATTGTCTCAGTCATTGGGTGAAGATACTCAACAGGCGATGAGCCGACATGCCTTTTGATAAACTGAGTTGTGCCACCTGAGTTGAGTGGTCCAGGACGAGCCAAAGCAGTAATCGCTGCAATGTCTTCAAACTTGTGCACTTTCATCTGCCTTGTCACTGACTGAAGAGCATAGCCTTCAAACTGAAAAATACCTGCGTACTTTTCATCATTCAAAACTTTGAATGCCTCCTCATCCTCAAGAGGATAGTTGATCAGCTGATCACGAGTCCAACCGACTTGATCAAGCACATCTTGCAAAACTGAAAGAGTCCTCAGCCCCAAGGCATCAATCTTCAGCAGATTAAGATCCTCAGCATCCTTTTTGTCAATCTGGGTTGCACCTGTCTGACCTGATACAGAACAATACTGACTAACAGGCTTTTCAGTGACAATGATCCCTGCGGCATGAACACCATTGTGACGTGCATGGTTCTCCATGTCTGCGGCAACTTTGATCTGTGGGTACTTTTCCAAGACCTGCCGACCAATGTCAAGTTCGTTGAATGTATCAAGTATGCAAAATGCAGCACGAGAGTCGCCAGAGCTTCTTTCAATGATTGCACCTTTGAGATCATTTACCTCCCAAGCAGGTATGCCTAGCTCTTTGGCAACTTCTGCGATTGTGCTTTTGGCTTTGTAGCGTGACACAGTTCCGAGGTGAGCAACCTTTTCCGCTCCATACTTTTGCCTCAGATACTCAAACACCATCTCTCTGCGGTCGTCTTGAAAGTCAATATCAATGTCGGGTAAGTCCTCACGAGTGATGTCAATGAATCGTTCAAACAACAAGTCATGCTCAATCGGGTCAATGTCAGTGATGCCAGTGAGGTAGCAAACCAATGAGCCAGACGATGAGCCTCGTGCTGGCCCAACGAGCATGTGTTGCTTGGCGTAGTTGATCATGTCAGCGATAACATAAAAGTAGTCCTCAAACTCTTTGTCAGCGATGAGGTTCAACTCTCGGTCAAGACGAGCTTTGTAAACTGGGTCGCTGAGATCAATGTTGCGAGGTGGTGCACCTTCCTCACACATTTGGCGTAAAGTCTTTTCAGCAACAAATGAAACCATCTGCGCAGTTGGCAACTCTGCGTTGCACATCTCGGCAATCTTGTAGGTGTTCTCAATGGCTGACTCTGGTGCCCATGGCACTGCGTCTCGCCACTCCCATTCATTCATTATGTGCATGGGTGCTGTGCGGTCTGTTCGGTTGCGACCAACCAGAACTTCATATGCCTTGCGGTCTTGCACTGTTGGGTAAAAGTTGTCTGAGGTTGCTACGACTTGAAAGCCTTTTTTCTCTGCAAAGTCCAAAGCCTTGCGAGTGCTCATTGGATTCAACTCAATATAAAGAGTTTCTTTTTTGGCCAAAGGGAGCAGTCCCCAATCTGGGTTGGTTCCGCTCAAAATGATGACATTGTCGCTGATGTCAAACAAGTCCTCATAGCTCAGGCGAGGGTGATAATAAAAATGATCTTTGTCGGTGCTCTTTGTCACCAACTGATATATCTCTGTCAAGCCATCATTGTTCTTGGCAATGAAAGCCATATCGTTTGCGGGTTGCTTTGTCCGCTCAGTTGCATCTTCAACTATCGGTATCTCAACCCCAAGCAAAGGCTTCTTGTCAGCCTTTTTGCAGGCATGCTCAAAATTCACATGACCCCAAGTGCCAGAGTCGCATATACCGATAGCCGAACCACCGACAGAGTCAATGACTTTCTGCAGTGGTCCGTATGCTTTGCGGAAGCAGTATTCTGTTCTGGTGCGTATGTTCAACATTATTGAAGTGCTGCTTTGATCAGAATGAAAACCAATGCCCCGACGATTGAGCCTATTGTTGCTGGATCCATTAGATGTGTCCCTCCTTTTTGTACCATTCAATTATGCGCACAGTTGCTTCAACGTCATTGATTGACCTGTGCGCTCCGTCAATCTTAGTTCCAAAAAGCTCCTCATGTATATCCCCGAGCTTTTTCTTTTTGCCCCAAACAGACTCACCAACCTCAACTGTGCAGATGTGATCATATGGCCATGGGAACTTTGTCAGCTTGTCAAGTCGTTCCAATTCAAACTTTAATATCTTGCGATCAAAAGGCAAGTTATGAGCGACGATTGTTTTCTCACCCAAAAAGAAATCACAAAGCCTGTAGTAACTAGCTATGAATGGCTTTTCATCTTTCAACATCTCGTCTGTGATGTTTGTGATCTTGATAATCTGCGGATCAAGCTGGTGCCCAGGATTGCAGAAGAACTCCAACCTATCAACTTCTTTCAAATCATCGTCGAGCTTGATAGCACCAAACTCAATGATGCGAGGTTGAATGTCTAGGTCAGAACCTTCGGCTTTGGGCAAACCTGTGGTCTCTAGGTCAAACACTATCATCTTGTTCCCCTAGCTTGTTTGAGTCCAGAGCTTCAAGCATGAATGAATACACACCTGTGTCATGAACCGAGTCAATAGTGCTCTCGCTGACGTTTGGCCAGTTCTGAGCATATCGGGTCAACTTGGCAACGATCATATTGACGATCCCGAATCTGTTCCAATCCTCAACTGTTTTAAGCTGAATGCCTTTGGGGAACAGAGCAGTCATGACCTGACCATGGGTCAGGTAGTTGTCGCCATATTGCTTGTTGCGTTGTTTGAATGTGCGAAGAGCTTCCTCGATGCAATCAATCGGGTGTTTGTTCTTCAGACTCTCTTTGCTCGTATCCTTCTTGACGACCTTTTTCCGTGCCATGTTCTTCTCCTTCCTCATATCCTTTTTCATAAGCCTCATCTATCTTGGCTTGTATTTCTTCTTCAGGTATGCTTGCTCTGTCTATCGCATCTTTCAACTGGTCAAGCAATGTTGGTCTGATGTCAAATATGCGAGCAACCTTTTCCCTGTTAACTTCTATGTCGTTCCCGATTATCCTAATATCAACCATCAGAAATCTCCTGGAGCTACTTGCAGACAAGTGAGACCTTCACCTCTCCACATATCAACGACTGACTGTCTGTCCTCAAGCACGAACCAAATGTCTGACTCTTCAATGTGCTTTTGCATCAACTTCAGTTTACAAAAGTCATCAGACGATTGATCGTCAGCAGGTCTCATGATTAGCCTGTCACAAGGCACATCGTTCAGCCTCAGCCACTTGGCTGTGTCTTTGCGATGGCTCTCATCACGAGCAGTCATGATAACGATCTCAACCTCCCCACTGTGAAGTGCACGCAAAATGTTGCAGACATTTTCAATCGGCTTGTCGTTGATGCCTGCGGCATTGAATGCTTCATAATCACGCTCTTTGTAAAACTTCAAGCGATGCCCATAGTCGGAAAGTGTGCCATCAAGATCACATATGATTATACGCTTGCCCATGCTGGTGCCTCCGTATATTTGTATGTCCCGTTTTGAATGTGACCGATCTTCTCACCGACATAATAGTTGCGGTAAGACTGAACAGGGTCATCGACCTTGTATTGATCTGGCATGCCCAAATGAGGAGCAGTCAGGTCAGCAAAAGGTATGTTGTTGGGCAACTTGTTAAGGGCAGGGATCAGCGATGCATGCTTGTGGTTGACTGGCTCTTTTTTCTTTGAGCCATAACGCTGATAATATTCCTTGGCGAGTTGCGTGACCATAACCAGAAGCCAGTTGTAGTTGGCTGCTGACTTCCTCACCCACTTTGAGCAAGGGTGGTTCTCGTAACCCATCGGGAACATGCCGACCTCGTCAGCATACTCATCGCCATCCAAGAACCTATGCGCACAACAAAGCATGAGCACAGACTCTGATATCATCTTATAAGAGTGCACGTCGCAGTGCATCTTTGCAGCGACAACAGGGTCGTCATCTAAGTAAAATATGTTCATCTCATTTTCCTTTCTCAGTATGTTTACTTTACTCTTTTTGAGTTGTCAGATCAAGCCTTCATCCCGAGAATCTTCTTTACACGACGAATCACTTTATTGGCGAATGACACAGCTTCTTGAGTTTGCTGATACATCGCTTCAAGCTCTTTTTCTCTCTTTGGAGCTGGTGCTCTGGCGACGATGTTCTCTTTGGGCGATGGCTCTTTTTGATACAAGATGTATGAAAGCTGATTCTTAGTCAGCCCGAGCTTTTTCCCTATTGTGCTGTGGCTCTCACCAAGCTGTTTCATGTAATGAGCTTTATTGATTGTCTCTTGCTTGTATGAAGCTGAAAAACTTTTTTTAGGCATTGATACCTCCTATTTGTTGAGTGCTTTGTACATTGATGGTGCTGCCCACTCAGTTGGGGTCAGGAAAGGCAAAGCCCAAGGGTGGACTTTTGTTACCTCTGCGACCATGAGTTTGAACACCTCTTGGTATTCACCTTGCGCTCTGGGCGACAGGCGAGACTTAGCCATCTCACTCAGTGTGCGCAGGTTGAATTTGGCAACGATGTTGGTATGAATGTTTGTTGGCAAAACGCCACGCGCATCTTCAGCAGGAACAATGTCACGCAGTGCTTGGTAGGCTTCATTGATCTGCTTCATCGCATCATCATACAAAGCCTTGGCAACCTCATTCTCAGAGATGCGAGGTGGCGTGTAATATCCGAAGCCATGCATGTCGACTGTGCGTTGGGACTGCTGGGCATATGATGCTTGACGTGTTCGCACGAACTGATGGGTGAATCCTCTGCTGACATCACGGATGTTGAATGTGTAGTCAATGAACTCCCAAGATGAGCGGATTGTCTTGAGCATGTAGTCAAGCTCCTCCTGCTTTTTCTCCTCAGTCCATTCAGAGACCTTTGCGTAGGCATCTTCATCATTCATGAGGCGAGTGTTCTTCGTGAAGATGAGCAGGTTCACTGCATCATCGGTGTAATTTATAAGTTGGACTTTCATGTTATTCTCCTTTCTGAGAGTGCATCAAACGAGCATAGTCCGAACTTGCTCGTATGAATTTTTCAACGTGCTGGATGTCTTCAACAACATCGTCCAGCAACAGTTGTCGCCAAGTCGCAAAGCGACCGACTGAATAAATATTATACTTGGTTGTCATCTCAAAGATGAATTGCTTTCTCAGCTCTTCATTGATGGGTTCAATCTTGCCATACTTTTGGCTTGACTGTTTCATTTCAACAAGCTGATCAGGCTTGATTCCAAAGTCCTCAATCAAAGTAGTCATGATGTGTGGACCAATGCTTGTGTCAGGCTTGCGTATGAATTCAGAGATGACAATATCACCGATGACCGATATCCTGTAAAAAGGAACAGTTGGGTCGGGATAGTAGATAGTTTGATAAACATCACAATTTGGCGATTCAATGCGAGCCTTCTGAGTCCATATCTCTTTGTGTGGCCACTCAGGCACATCTTTCCAATTCATTATCTTCATGAGTGCTGGCATGGGTATGGTCGAGATGATGGGTCTGTGAGATTCCCACTCTCTCAACTCCTCAATCTCCTCAAGACTCAGCTTGCGCAAGTAATCAATATTGCAGTTGCGAGCCATTTGATTTATCAAGTCCCATGGTGCGATGTATCGCTCAACAGGGTCAAGATTGTTGATTGACCTACTCAAGATCGAGCCTGTCACCTTTTGAGAATAAAGATTGCTCAAAAACAAATTTGGTTCAGTCAAAGTCTTGCCATCGTATTTTATAGCCTTTTGAACTTTGACCTTTTTGAAAGGGATGGCACACGCAGTGCCAACCCTGTCAGTTCTGAATCGGAGCAAAGCACCATGATTGTTTGGCAAGTCTTTTTGTGCTTCACATATGGTTGGCTTAAAGCTCCTCAGCATATTGCCTGCTAGCAATCCAGCCAGCCCTGCTCCGTATATCAGCATATGTTTAGCTCCTCACGCTTTTTGTTCTTCACTGCATAGAAGCCTTTTTTAGTCAGACCTTTGTCCATGTAGCTTTCTCGGTTGTCCATCCAGTGACCATACAAAACCTCATCAGTCTTTTCAATCAACTCTGGGTTTGCGTTGCCACCATGCTTCATAAGTTGGTCTCGGAGAATGCGGAGCAACTCATGCTGCTCCTTTTCTGCATTCATGAACCAAGTTTGATTGAGTCCTTCCCACAGCATGAAAACCTGCTTGGGGGTCAGATTAAGTTTGCAGATCCAACCCGAACTCATCCTGAGACCTCTGCGTAGCCTTTGTTGATGTCCCAAGCAAGATCCTGACGACGACCACCTTGAGCGATGTAGGCTTCATAGCTCACAGGCTCACCAGCATTGATCAGGATGCCCATGGAATGGAAGCCATGAGTGTTCTGACGACGAGGGTTCTTGTCAACAAGACACTTGATCATCTTGCCTTCAAAGCCAGAGTTGCGACCACGCTTCTTGGGTGCGTCTGCAGTTTTGACGTGAACCTCAACATCATTCCGCTGCTCAGTATTCATTTGTTTCTCTCCATTGAGTTTTTCAAAAGGTGTCTCTTCAATTGGCAGAGACTCAGCCAACTTCATTATGCGCTTTGAACCTGCGCGAATGTCCGAAAACCTTTTAACCACACCACTCCCAATCAAACGAGCATTGTCGTTGAAAACTGCGACGAGGCGTTGGTGGGTGGTGTTGCGGTTTTGGGCAAGCTCCTCAGGTGAGGAAAAGACTACCAACCCATTGCCCATCTGACGAGCTACACGCTCAGAGCTGAACGCACGGATGGTATTTTTCTTGTAGTCAATAGCGAATGCTTTCATTGTTTCGTTTCCTTTCTCAAATCAGCCAGAACTTTCCTGACTGTCCCATTACTATGCGCCAATTTGTCACAAAAGGCAACAAAGAAAGTGATTTTTCTTTTCAGTATTTTCAAAGACTTATAAATTTTTACGAAATTAAATTGCATAGTGCCTCAAACTTTTTGGCCTTACGATGAACAAGTTTTCTTTCGCTCTGGTCAATGCAACATACCAGACTCTGTTCTCTTCATCTGTGTGAGAGTTCTCCCAACTTAGCCGACCCATGTCCGTAGCCAAAACAACATTGTCAGCTTCACCACCTTTGGACTGGTGGATGGTTGAGATGCTTATGCGAGGCTTGTCAGAAAACTTTTCGCCATTGCGCAAGCATGACCTTAAATATTCTCTTTCGTCTGGGGCAATGCCTTTGAGCATGCTCATCCAATCAAAGTTCTTGGCATCCTCAGGCAGACCCAAGTCTGTCATTTTGTAAGACTCTTGGCGAACTAGGTTGACAGTAAACCCGAAAAACTGTTTCACATTTTTGGCTTCATGAAGTGAGACTGATTGACCTTTGCGCAACCTTTCCCAAGTCATGATCGCACGAGTCTCATCTGACTCAAGAGAGTGCTTGCCGTTGTAGGTGTATGCGAAGCCTTGTTGCCGAACTGCTTGCTGAAACCTGTTCATGAGATATTTACTTCGGCTCAAACACATCCAACTTCCATTGCCTGAAAAGTCTATCTGCTGTTCATCAGCCACATAGTCAACTGTGCCTTCATCAGTTCTTGGTCGCCATGGCTTTGGGTAACGATGCCTGATGCGACTCACAACTTCTGCAGCCAACTTGTGGACTGATCTTGGGATGCGATAGCTTTGAGGCAGAACCATGCGGTCGCCTTTCAAAGTCAAAAATTTATTAACGTCTGCACCTGCCCAGCCAAAGATGGCTTGGTCGTCATCGCCAGCAATATAAACTTCCTCAGCACCCTCAGCTGCAATAATAGCCATTTTGTATTGAAGAGAGCTCAAGTCTTGAGCCTCGTCAAAAATGCAAATGTCAACAGGTAAAGGTGATGCGTACTTTTCCAACATGTCAGTGAAGTCCAACAGCCCATTTTCACGCTTGTAAGTTCTGAGGGCAGTGTCGTACTGTTTCACTGCATGCAAGGTCAGGTCATTAATGTTTGTTAGGTTGTGTTGTGTTTCAAGATCTCTCAGCCCAACCCTCGCCAAAGATTCAATCCTTGAACATTTGTCACCAAGCCCATCGCCAGTGTGAATTCCTAAGTCCTCATCGTAGATGCCTTTGAACTCAACACCCAAAGCTCTGCCTAACTTGCGATAGTGTGCATTGGTCATAACCTCGTCTCTTTGCATGCCCAGCTCTCTGAATGCTAAAGAGTGTAGTGTTCTGAAGTAAGGAAACCTTCCCTCATCAAAACCAAACTGAGCCATCGCCCTTTCTTGGGCTTCGTATGCAGCTTTGCGGGTGAAAGCCAGATACGCTATTCTCTCAGGAGGAATCCCACGAGCTAGTGCGTCTTCGACTATGCGAAGCAGAGTTGTGGTTTTGCCTGTTCCTGGAGGTCCAAGAATTATTTGTACTCTTCTCACTTTCGTTTCCTTTCTCAGAAAGCACATGGTGACATGCGCCACATTTTATTTTGGTCGGCTCTTTTTTCCAGATCCTTCCACGAGTCATTGCACCGCAGAAGTCGCAGCTTATGAATGAGCTGTAATATCTTTCATACTCATCGCTCAAAAATTTTCCTCCACTGTTGTCGGTATGTCAAGTTGATCTTCCTCGTCATAAAAATCAGGCGCAGGCACTGACCATACCTTAACTGGTTTTGACTTGATGCGAAATGTTTTTCTGTCACCACCCAAGCTTCTGAGCCATGACCAAACTTGGTGTTGGGAGGGATATCTGAATCTGCGTGCATCAAGATATATAAAAAGGTCTTCAGAGCGGAAATAAACTTTGCCCTCATCAGAGTCGTGCCAAGGCTTAGCATTCATGATCTCATCACGATGACGAGCTTGGACTTTGCCAGTCAGGAATGAGTCAAGCATCTTTTCAAACTGACCTTGTGGGCTGGCGTCGTCTGGGTCAATGACAACCTCAACAGACCCCAACAGTTCATTGATACGTTGCTCCCATCTTTGAGCAGGCATTGTGCTTGGGCACTTGTTCAGCTTCTCAACACAAAGCCTTTGGAGCTGACGTTGATCGAGAAGCTGTTGTGTAGTTACTTCTATCCGCTCACCTTGAATTTCAATGTACCATCTGACTGATTGTCTGTTTTCAGTTTCATACTTCGTGATAGCGTCAATCTCTATGGCTTGGCCACCACCAATACCGCCGACCCCAAACTCACGCTTCATGCATTTGCTTTTTTCGCAGTAGTTGCATATGGGTGCTTGTTTGCAGGTGTAGGCATAATCTTTTTTGGAGACTGACTTGATCAAGCCATTGACCTCGCCACTGGGCAGTGGCTCAGGCAAATGCTCATAGTTGAAGCGCATCAAATCTTCTTGCCAGTCGTCAGGATTCTTTTTTCGGTAATAAACACCCACATTGAACAAAGAGATGTTTCTTCCACCTTCAGGAAAGCCCATTGTCATGATGTGTTGAAGGCATGGTGGACCATCCTCAAACATGTTGATCAAATCAGGCTTAAAATTTTCCAAAGCATCAAAGTCTGTCCGCTTTGATTCAGCATGAGCTATGAATTGTTTTAGGTTGAGTGGTTTGCCTTTGTGTATGGCATAGCGTTCAGTTTCATCGCCATCCCAATAGCAAAGGTTGATCCAGTTGCCTCTGTCACGTTCATTGGCACGTGAGATCTGCTTTGGAAAAATCTCAGCACCACCATAACCCAAAGTTGCGGCAAACTCATTCAGCTTGGCAACCATGTCAATCGCTGCAATTGCAGGCTCACAGAATAAATAAAGATGCGCACCGCCAGACTTACTACGGCACAAAACTAGTGGGGTGGCTTCAATCTTCTTTTCAAGATCTTCGAGCGACTCATTCAACTTAACATCACCTCTGATGTCTATGTCTATGACACCAAAGTTACATGAATTGTTTTCACGCAACATAATGATGCCGAGTATGTAGTCGCCACCTTTGAGATGAGCTTCAAAATGTTCAGATGTTGCAGGTTCAGCTACAGTTACTGCCCGACCAGACATCTTTCCGTCAGCTTCTTTTTTTTGAACCCGATATTCACCATGAGCTTTTTCATAGCCACGAAACAGGTTCATAAATTTTTTAATTGTTTGGGAGTCCATGTGAGTTCCTTTCTGAGTCGTCGGGAGGGGCAAGAGGTGATCCCCAAAAGGGAATGCCCCTCCCTAGATGATGTAATGCGTCCGTGCTACATTACATCATCGTCTACAGACTCAGGAGAAACTTTCACATCACCAGCTGCAATTTCAGTTTTGAATTTGCGTGCGGCAAGATAAATTTCTTGACCTTGTGGGTGGTTCTGAATGATGCCCCCAGACTGTGCGTCATGGTTCATCTTAATAGACCAACCAAACCACGAGCCTTGATCATTCTCCTCAGGCACAGTTGTTAGCTGATATGAAGTCCAGAATGATGCTGGGTTGACCTTTTGATCACCAACTTTGATCATGAGGCGATTCATCATTGAGTTCCACTGACGAGCTTTTTTCAACTGCGACTTTGCCATTGAAAGTAGGGCTGGTGTGTAACCATTCTCATCAATCAAGAACACGAAGTATTCACCAGTGGGCACAATCTCATTGCCCTCATCAGTCAGATACTCACCCCGACCACCACGAGTGCAGTTTTCAAGGCAAGCAGAGTCAGCACCGTGATCAGCGACCAAGCCACCTCTGTCTGCTTTCCATTCAATGTGTGCACGTCTGTAGCTGATCGGCACGACTGTGATACCTTTTTCACCATCAATCGCTAGGTTGGCTACATTGTCCATGATCATTCCTGGCTCAGCACCATCAATGTATGAACCATGACGCTTGTTAACTTGATCAGACATTTGTTGCAGAATCGTCAGGCGAGGAATAAGCATGTCCTCTTTGGTCATGCCTTCAGTTCCTGCTCCTGCATCCTGGAGCAAAATGCTCTCATCAAAAGCCACTACGTTTGATTCTTCTTTCTTTGCTACTTTATTTTCAGCCATGTTACTATCTCCTTATGTTGGCTCTGCGTCCCATGTAAACACGGAACATTTCTATTGGAACATCCTTGCCTTCACTCAACCTCTCCCTAAGAGTGGCATTCAGCGATGAAGGATGGACTCCGACTGCACGTTTGTAATAAAGTTTTTTCTCACGCAACTCTTCAGTGAAGGCATTGCATTTGTCATCTTCATTACGACCAAACTGAACCTCAACATTGCTTTTGATTAAATCACCAAGACCATTGTCCCGCAACCAATCAAAGCACTGCTGTTGGAGTATCCTCATTGCCTCTTTTTCATCCTCATCCTTGATACGATCAATCGCACCTTGTGATGGGACAGAGCCTTGGATAACATCTTTGACTTCAATCTTTGCACCATTGTTCAAAGTAAAGTCTTTGATGTTCAGTTCTTGCATCAAGTCAGGCAAGTCCTGTTCCGCCAACATCTTGAGATCCTGCTTCTTTTGCTTCAATGACTCGTCAAGTTTGTTAATCTCATTTTCAAGATCATACATTCTTTGAGCCATATCAGCGATCGCACCAAGTTCATTGGATGCTGGTGCCACATCCTCAAGCAGATCTATATCTGTCATAGTCTTCCTTTCTCAGTTCGAGAGCTACAGGCATGTACCAACCTTTTCGGCGATCCCTTTCACCCTCATCATTGTTACGCTCCCAGCGGAGCACTCTTACAGTGTTAGCCTTTTCACTGGCGATCATACACGTGATCATCACAGCGATCGGGTCACCACCTCCTGGCCAGAGAAGATAATCCTCTGACGAGAAGTCCCTCATGATTCGACGAGCTTTTTGGACGCTTGGTCCTGGCAAAAACTGTGGTTTGTCATTGGGCTCAAAAACAATCTCAAGCGAGCCATATCTGCTGGCATCACTCAAGTCTGGCACCCAACCAAACTTATTTTTCACAGGTCGATTCACTACATAAACTTTTGGCATCGTTTTTCCTTTCTCAGTGTATCCCTAGGTCTTTTAAGTCTTGCCCAGAAAACATTGCCTCTTCAAGTTCTTCATCAGACATCATATCAATTTGATTTATGGCTTGTCTGCGTTTCATCCTAGCAAGCCTTTTGTTCATTTGAGCTTTCTTTGCTCGCTTGATGTCAACTTTTGGCTTTGGCTTCACAGCCTTTTGTTTGACAGGCTTGTTATAAAAAATCTCAACTGTATGAAAAACAAAATTGCAACCTTGGCACCTACGTTTACGCACTGTAGAAAAGTCGTCATCACGAGGTCGTGAATCACAGACTAAACTTTTTGTACAATCGCACTTTGGGCATTTCATAGGTTGCTTCCTTTCTCAGTTAAAATTACTATGCCTGAAAACAAAACAAATGAAAAGAAGTTTTTTTCAAAGAAACCAATCGCGAAACCAAAGAACCCAAAAAAACTGGTTTCGGCATTTTTGGACCCCGTATTGCATGACCTTTTATATAAGGGGAAAATCCATGTGTGTGTTGTGTTGTGAAAAATTTCAGGATTTGTGGTTTCGTTGGTTTCGGCTTTGTCTAAGTTCTTGGAATAAAAAATGAAAATGGGCGTTCCCAAACTCAAAAACCATCGGAAACGCAACCCAGTCTTTGGGAACTTTTTTCGTAAAAGTTTGTAAGTCCTTGATATGCCTGAAAAGAAAAATCAGTTTCTTGGAACTTTTTTGTTGCTTTTTGTGACAGAAAGAGAGAGAATAAAAAAGTAAGGGAAGCATCCCAAACATTTGAGAAAGGAAAATATCATGCTTACAGTTTACAAAATCCGTGCTAACTACATCATCTTCGCCAAGGGCACAAACGCTCACTCCGACATGCAAACTGAGTTTGTTCGTCAGATGGGTGGTGTTGACCTTGTGTTTTCAACTCGCGAAGAAGCTGAAGAGCACATGGCTACTTTGCCAACTTTCAAAGAGATGGGCAACTACTCTCGTGAATATCAGTATGAGATTGAAGCGATTGAGTACAAGTATGCAAACATGCATGGTTGGTCTGATGTTTACCCATTTGAAATCATCCGTGTTGTTTCGCCAAAGACCATTGAAGTCAGGGCAATGAGTGCTGAGCTGGACGAAGAGTTCAAGCCTGAGATCATTCCTGGTGGGTTCTCTGGTCATTGTGTCAACCAGAACAAACAAACTTATGGCTACAAGTCTTGCCCCGATGGTCAGGTGTTGCGTGTTCGTCTCGGCAAGAGAGGTTGGAAGTCAACCATGGGCAAGCATGTTCTGTCCGAACAGCCAAGAAAGTTTTACGACTACAACTTTTAAGCTAACATTGGGGAGGGGATAAGCCTCTCCCCAGCAACCTTTGAGAAAGGAAATCATCATGATTTATAAGTTGCGTCTTGTTAACATCCCGCACTCCTCAGTTGAGGATAAAGTTTTCCATGAACTCAGCGAAGCAAAAAAGGCTGCTGAGGAAACTGGCTTTGACACTTGTGTTGAGGGATATTCAGCGAATGGTCGCCTGAGCTACATGCTCGGTTATTCAGTTATCAGTGGGTGGACGAAATGAGCATAGCTGATCATTACAAAAACGCTCAAACAAGTTTGGGCAAGGCAATCTGTTCTGTGCAGGAACTTTATCTGCTTGAGGGCATAACAGAAGATGAAAGAAAGTTTTTGGATTACGTTGTTTCTGATTTGCAACAAAGTCAGTCGCACCTAGTCAAGTCTTTCAGAATCATGGAGGCAATCAATGATGAAGCTGATTGAGTTTATTGTTGGGTTGGGGATGACTGTTGTCATCTCTTTCTTCATTGTGTTCATCGTGATCAACTTCATGCTGAATTGTCAAACATGGGATCAAGAGCTTTGGACTGCTACGAGCTCTTGTGTAACTCTTGGTCAGTTCTTGGGAGTTGATTGATGAGATATCATTCTTGGTCAGGCAAAAAGAAAACTTGCGACTGTTGTGGGTTGACACTGCGTCAGATTCAAAAGCAGAATGATGAGGCTCGTGAAAAGTTATTGCAAAAAGAAAAGGATTGGAACTTTTGGATTGCAATGCTTGAAACATTTGAACAGGATATTGATGACAATGGCATCTGGCATGGTCCACAATGCAGGCGATGTTCAGGTGCACCTCAATCAGTTGGGGAAATGTTCTTGGCTAAGTTTTCTGAAGGTCAATGGTTGTGTAACAAATGCTATGCACGCTCACCAGAAGATACAAAAGGCAGGTGGGTGTTCATGCCAGCTGAGGAGGAGGAAAATGAAGAGCTGTCCAGTTTGTCATAGTGCTTTGCCTGAGGACAATGCTTGTTGTGGTTGGGTTTGGAAATATGAAAATTCAAGAAAAATAAAACTTGATTTTTTGGCCAAAGAAAGCGATCGTAAGAATGCAAGCAGCAACCTTTTGCAATATTTCCTCCCTAAACTAAGCCCAGTTTCACACTGGGCTTTTCTTTTTGGCAAAAATAAGTAATAATCATGACAGTTAGTTTAACTGCTGACCACAGAAACCAAGGTTGAAAGGCTAATATCATGGGAGAAGAGACTAAGAAAAGAGGACGACCTGCAAAGCCCAAAGATCCGGAAATGATCGTGCAGCGTCCTGTCAAAGATGGACCACCAGTCCAGCCTGACAAGTGGGATGGGCGATTCAAATCAGTTGAGCCAATGAAGAATCAAAAGAAGGCTCGGCAACGTCCATATAAATGGAATCATCACGCAACAATCAATTGGATCATGGGTCAAGCTGACCCTGTTGGCTTTCTTGCCGCAGTTATGGCAGGCAAGGAGATGTTCCCTGTTTATGTCAAAGACTCTGAGGGTCTGGCCACAGAAGCAGGAAAGATTTCTGCTGACCCAGAGTTGCGTGTTATGGCTGCCAAGACACTTCTGGGCAAGTGCGTCCCAGACCTAAAGGCAGTAGAAGTGAAAGCACAAATAGAAGAAAGGAAGGTTCTGGATATTTCCAGATTAAGCGATAATGACCTCACCACAATTGAACGAGTTCTTGAACACGCTGTCATTGAAGGAAGTGAGAGCGGAGAAGATGAGGAGATCTCTGAAGGAGTTTACCAAGAGCTCTTGGCCAACGATTGAACCAGGACGAGAGTTCTTTGACAACTGGCATATTGATGCTATCAGCGAGCATTTGCAGGCTGTTGTTGAAGGTGACATCCGTAGGTTGATCATCAACATACCACCGAGGCACATGAAGTCCATCTCGGTTGCTGTCGCTTTGCCTGCTTGGACTTGGACCATCCAGCCGCAAAAGAGATTTTTGTTTGCGTCATACGCATCATCACTCTCCGTCAGAGACTCGGTGAAATGCAGACGCTTGATTGATAGCCCATGGTACAAAGATCATTTTGGCGAAACATTCAGTTTGACTGGCGACCAAAACCAAAAGCAAAGATTTGAGAATGACAAGACTGGCCAAAGGATAGCCACATCTGTTGATGGTGCTTTGACTGGTGAGGGTGGTGACATCATTGTCATTGACGATCCGCACAATGTTCGTGAGGCTGAATCCTCCGCAGTGCGGGAAGGTGTTCTTGAGTGGTGGGACCAAGCAATGCAGTCCCGACTCAATGACCCAAAGACTGGTGCATTCATTATTATTATGCAGCGAGTGCACGAGAATGATTTAACTGGACACATATTGGCGAATGAGTATGACGATTGGGATCATTTATGCTTACCTGCTCGATATGAGATCGGGCATCCAACACCGACACAAACATCGCTCGGCTTCACAGACCCGAGAACAAAAGAGGGAGACCTCCTCTGGCCAGAAAGGATTGACGACACAACCCTATCCAAACTTGAAAGGTCATTGGGTTCATATGCCTCAGCTGGGCAACTGCAGCAACGTCCAATGCCGAAAGGTGGGGGAATCTTGCGAGCTGAATGGTGGGTTCCATGGGAGAGTGATGATCTGCCCGATATCGAATATGTGATTCAATCTTGGGACACTGCTTTCAGCACAAAAGAGAAAACATCATATTCAGCCCGAACAACTTGGGGTGTGTTCCGCAGGCATGGTCAAATGAATGCCATTGTCCTTGACATGTGGTATGACAGAGTAACTTACCCAGAGCTGAGAAGGATCGCCCAAGAAGCATATTATGATTATGAGCCAGATGCAGTGTTGATTGAGAAGAAGGCTTCTGGCCAAAGTTTGTTGCAAGATTTGCGCATTGCAGGCATACCTGTAATTGAGTATATGCCTGACAGAGACAAAGAAGCTCGTGCCCATGCAAGTTCTGCTTTATTAGAAGATGGCAGAATTTACTTTCCATCTGACAAAAAATGGGCTAAAAATTTAATAGACATTTGTGCAGCCTTTCCAGCTGGTGATAATGACGATATAGTTGATACATGCACACAAGCTTGGTTGAGGCTTAGAAAAGGATGGTTCGTTTCGCATTCTGAAGATTATGAAGATGAAGATGAATCACCAAAACAGAGGGTGACATTATATGGCTAAGCAACCTATCCCACTCAAACCTGAGATCCCTTTTGCGGAGGGTGCGCCTGCAGACGAGCTGCAGGTTGAATCATTTGGAGAGGATGAGGTTCTTATAGGAGATCCAGAGCTTGATGCGATCCCAGAGATTGATACTGAATTTGACGCGAACATCGCAGAGCTTATTGGCCAAGACACACTTGACCGCAAAGCATCAACCCTAATCAAAGCATTTGAGTCAGACAAGGCAGCTCGCTCTGAGTGGGAAGAGCGATACAAGAATGGCTTGCGCACACTTGACCCAGATGGTGGTCTTGAAGAGTCTGAAGAGGAGCGAGCCACCCGTGGCTTGAGCACAGTTGTTCACCCACTCATCGCTGAAGCAGCAACCCAGTTCAATGCAAGAGCTATTGCTGAAATGTATCCTGCTGGTGGTCCTGTCAAGACAGTCATAGTTGGCGAGCCGAATGAAGACACTGAAGAGCAAGCTCGTCGTGTCAAAGATTTCATGAACTACCAAATCACTGAGCAGATGCCAGAGTACTTTCCTGATCTTGATCAGATGCTCTTCCAGCTGCCATTGGTTGGCCAAACATTTAAAAAAGTCTGGTGGGATGCCAACCTTGAGCGTCAGTGCGCTAAGTTTGTTAAGGCTGAGGACTTTGTCGTTGCGCCTGAAAGCACCGACCTGTTCACCTCACCCCGATACACTCAAGTTATCCGCATCCCGAAAAACGATTACAACCGCTATGTTGAGTCTGGCTGGTACTTGCCTGTTAAATATTCAGGCGATGGCATTGACCCGTCTGGCGATATCACCTCCGACATTGAAGGCATAAACCAATATTCGGATGACGAGCAAGACGATGTTATGACACTTCTGGAGATGCATGTCTATTCTGCTTTTGAAGGATTGGATGGCATCAACGACACAGACGAAGAAAACTTGGTCATGTTGCCGTATGTGATCACGATTGAGTATGATTCTGAAAAGATCGTCTCAGTCCGTCGTAACTGGCGCCAAGAAGACAACCGCAAAGAGCGCAGAAGCTGGTTTGTGAGCTACAAGTTCCTTCCTGGGGTTGGGTTCTATGGCTTTGGTCTTTATCACATGATCGGTGGTCTAGGCAAGGCAGCAACTGGCGCACTCAGAGCTTTGCTTGACTCAGCTGCATTTGCAAACATGCAAGGTGGCTTCAAGCTAAAAGGCAGAGTCAGCGGTGGAGAGATCGATGTCAATCCTGGAGAGTTCGTTGACCTAGACGCAACAGTTGATGATGTTAACAAGGCTGTCATGCCGTTGCCTTTCAAAGAGCCATCAGGCACGCTGTTTCAGCTCATGGGCTTCATTGTTGAGTCTGGCCAAAGGTTTGCAAGTACAGCAGACATGAATGTTGGCGACGTCAACCCGAATGCACCTGTTGGCTCAACTGTGGCTTTGATTGAGCAAGGCTCAAAAGCATTCTCAGCAATTCACAAAAGGCTTCACAACTCACAAGGTCAAGAGTTCAGATTACTTTCTCAGCTCAATGCTGAATACTTACCTGAATCGTTTGAGTTTGCTATATCAGGCACGACCCAAACGATCTTTGCTGCTGACTTTAATGAGCGGATTGATATCATCCCTGTATCAGACCCGAACATTTTCAGCACAGCACAGCGGATCGCCCAAGCTCAAGCCATCCTTGAGATGGCCAGATCAGCTCCCCAGCTGCACGACTTGTACACAGCATACAAGCGCATGTATGAGGCGATCCGCATCCCAAACATTGATGAAGTTTTAAAAGAGCCAGACAAGGCACCCCGCACAGACCCAATTGACGAAAACATGTCAGTGATGTATGGCAAGCCTATAAGAGCTTTCCCTGAGCAAGATCATGAAGCCCACATAGCAGTTCATGTTCAGTTTATGCAAGACCCTTCGCTTGCGGGTAATCCTGGGGCAAAAGCGATGCAGCCAATACTTATTGCTCATATAGCTGAGCATGTTGCTCTGTTGTATCGCCAGCGAATGGAAGCGAGCATTGGTGTGCCGATGCCGAACTTGCCAGATCTCCGAGATCCTAAATTTAAGTTTGAGGACATCAGCCCAGAGCTTGATATGCTCATATCACAACGTGCTGCTCAAGTCGTTCAGCAAGCACCTCAGATGTCAGCCATACGTGCACTTCAAGGAATGCAAGCAGGCAAGCAGAATCCTCTACAATACGCTCAACAACTCGCGCAACTTGAAGCACAATCACTCATGCAGCGCACACAAGCAGAAATCGAAGCTGACAAAGCTAAAGCACAATCCGACATAGCCATTGACCAAGCCAAGGCTCAACAGGATCTTGAAATTGAAAGGGCAAAAGTTCAAGCTGATCTGGAGGCGAAAGTCGCAAAGCTAGAAGCAGAGTTGCAACTTGAGCGAGAAAAAACAGCAGCAAAAATGATGATGGAGAGAAACGATGGCAATGTCTGATACAGAAATGGCTCTTATGATGGGAGCCAACCAACTTGCGGCAATGAGACCAATCAATCCTGGAGCATTCAGCGGAGTTGAAGCAGGGATGATGCCTCCTGCGGCAACACCAGCGATGCCACCAGCAACTCAAATGGCTCGCCCAGCGATGCCGATGCCACCGACAGCACCTCCTGGACAAATGCCAATGCCAAGTGGGATGCCGATGCCACCAGAAGGCAATGCACCATCACCGATGGACCAAGAAGGCATGATGCGTTACATTCAAGAAAAAGCTCGCCAGATCCGTGAGCGTATGGGTCAAGGTTCAATGAGTGATGCGGACATGGGTGCTTTGGAAGCTGTAATGAGAGCGATGCCTCAAAATCAACAAGCTCCTGCGCCAGCAGGTGCCATGAGCAATGCTGATATGATGATGCAACAAGGAGCTAGATGATGGCAATCCCAGGAGTCACCCCAACAAGCCAACTTTTGAGCCTGACAGACCAAAGTGAAGATGGCTCAATCGGAGCTGTTTTGGGCAGAGGCTCCGCAGCAGAAGCAGCATACAGAGCATCTCTTTCTGGCCAAGCAGCACCAATATTCGGCAAAGGTGGAGTTCAATATGCTAGTTTCGCACCTTTCAATACCATATTCAGTTTAACTGATGAAGACACCCCAACAGACGATGTAACGTTGCCTGTTACCAATCCTGTCAATTTGCCTGTTGTAAACGACGACGATGATGGTGGCTCGTCATTAACAAATCTTAGCGGACAAATATCTGACACTGCCTCAAACACAATCAACACAGCTCAAAGCCTTGTTAAGCAGCCAGTCCCAGGAGATGTCAATTATGGTGCATTAACAAATTTAGTTCAGGAAAATATTGGCAATGCGAATATTGATGTTCCTGGAGTCGGGAATGTAAATGTTCCAAATGTAGCTGTTAATACACTTTTGGATTCGACAATTGATGTCATTCCTGGACTTGGTTTGGTTTCAAGCCTTATTAATCCAACGATGGTCGAGACATCTTGGGGGACGCCATTCAACACAGGTGGCGGTGGCTTAATCGGCGTTGCTGGTCAGCTCTCACTCAACAATCTTGAAAATATATATGGCGAGACTCAAGCAGGAACAGAGGGCTATGATTTCTTCAAGCCAGGAGATCTTCCAGGAACCTCAACACCAATCGGCTTGAGTCCTGGAATCTTTGGCTTTGGCACTGTTGTTTCAGGCAACACTGATATGATGCCAGAACAAGCAGACCTAAACAACGATGGCATCATATCAGCTGACGAAGTAAAGGCTTTCGCCGATCCTGAATCTGCAGGAGCAAAAGCCTACCAAGATATCCAAGACAACAAAGCAGCAGCCAATCAGCAGATGCTTGATTATATAGCTTCGCAAAAAGCATCAGGAGGCTCAGCATATGTCGGCGGTTCGGTCGTAACAGACGGAAAAGGAAATGCTGTCATGTCAATCGATCCAGCGACAGGCGAAAAAGTTCCTGTAACTTCTGGTGGGACATTCACGAACTTTGGTGCACTGCCGAGCGACAAAGGAACTTCAACAACGACTGAAGGAACAGGCAATATTTTTTCTGATGTCGGAGATTTCTTCAGCGGTATTTTCGGTTCGGAGCCAGAAACAACAGAAACAACAGAAACAACAGGTGGAATAACTAGCGAAGGCATCATGGATGCAATCACAGGTGGAATGGAAAGTGCTGCAGCCAATCCGAGGCCAGAAGGAACATTTGAAGTCGCTAGCTCAAACAACATTACTAGCGATGCTGTGACATCTTCTGATTCTGGCTCTGGTGGGTTTATCTCTGGCGGTGGCTCAGATGGTGTTGGTAACTTTGGTGCTGTTGGCGACTTCTTTGGAGGCATCGGTGACGCACTCGGAATTACTAACTATTCAGATCCTGAGCCAGAACCAGAACCCTCTTCATCAAATGATGACAATGACAATGACTCTGGCGGTGGTGGCGGAGGAGGAGGAAGCATTTGCTTCTTGACTACAGCTGTTGTCGGCATGAGGGGAGAGGCTGACGATTGCCCAACCCTAACCAAGTTGCGCTCTTTCAGAGACAACTACATGAAGGGGATGCAAGATGAAGTTGAAGAATATTATGCCATTGCCCCTAAGATTGTTGAGGCTATCCCGAAGTCTCATGATGACTGGCATTGGATTGGTGACCAGATTGATCTCTCGGTCATGTTCATTGATTCGGGAGATGATGATTCGGCTTACGAAACATACAAAGATATGGTTCAAACGCTGAAACAAAACTGGCTAAAGGAGGCTTAAATGGCAGAAGTAGAAGTAGACAACATGGAAAACAATGCAGAGCTCTTCATGGAGAAGATGGGCTTTGCGCATGACTCAGAAGGCTTGGAGCTCTCGGACGATCAGCTCGTAAACTTTTTGTTGCTTTGTCAGCAGATGGAATATGGCGTTGGTGCAGAGTCCGAAGACGAAGAGATGGAAGAGATGCATGACGACGGCATGAAAGTCAAAGTCATTAAAGTAAAAGGTGGCGACATGAGCAGCATTATGGATGAGATGCTTGGTCATGGTGGTCCAAAGATTATGGGTTAAGATCATGCCAGCTGCTTCAAAAGTTTTCGGTGCACTTACTGATAGCATGATGAATGCACTCAAAAGGCTGAATGAAGGAATGAAAGCTGGTGACGATGTCGTCAGCACTCAGGAACTTATCGATGCACCTTTCGGTGAGCCACTTAAAATAACAGGCACATCATCTGACGGGACAGTTGCTCAAGTTTATAGCCCAAGGCTCGGCACAGAGATGAATGTTTTCCTCAGCGACCTAGCCCCAGTTACTGGCGACATGAATGTTGATGAGACTATTCAGCGGTTGCTGAGAGACGAAGATAGAAACCCAGGAGCATTGGCTGATCTGCTTGGCGAGTTCAATGTAAGCAGAAGCCTTGCTGAGAAGAGAAGTGAATAATGCCAGTCCGCAAAGTCAAAGGTGGCTACAGATGGGGATCATCTGGCAAAGTCTACAAGACAAAGGCAGAAGCCGAGCGTCAAGGACGAGCCATCTATGCGGCAGGATACAAAGGAGACAAACGTGGCAAAAAGAAGCGTAGAAGCACCTAAAGGCTTTCACTGGATGAAAGCAGGCAAAGGCTACAAGCTGATGAAAGATCCAGCTGGTGGCTACAAGCCTCACAAGGGTGCAAGTAAAAAGGCATCATTTGAGGTGCAGAAAGTGCACAAAAAATGAATGGTACATGTGTTCTTGCTTTTGGTTTACCTTGGGACAGGCGAAGACAGAGCTTTGATAAGTGGGGACATGTATTTTTATGATATCAATGAGTGCAACTGGTATGCGAGTCAAGTTTCAAAAAGATATGGCAACTATAAATATAGTAGCTATCTTGACCCCAAAGATCGTGTCACAGCATACTGCGTTCCCAAGCATATCAAAGAAGATTCGGTGAGGATATATTAATGGCCAAATACAAAGGACGCACAGTAACTCTAAACAAGCCTCGTCGCATCGGCAAAGGTGAGCCAGGATATGGCAAGAAGAAGTCAGTCGTCTATGTCAAAGATGGCGACCGAGTCAAGCGTCTTACATTTGGCGACCCAAACATGAGGATCAAAAAGAATCAGCCAGGACGCAGGAGCAACTTCCGCTCAAGACACAACTGCGATAATCCTGGACCAAAAACAAAGGCACGATACTGGTCGTGCAAGGCATGGTAAGATGGCAAGAGCAGCAGTCAAAAAAGTAGCAGCAGCAGAGATCCGAGCAGCAAAAAGTTTCTTGGATCGCAGAGGCATCAAGACCAACGAGGTCAGCCCCAAGAAGTTCGCAATGGCTGCAAAAGAGCTTGATAAAGGCTTTCAAGATACGCTGAAGATTCTTGCGAGAGAGCTATCAGGAGGGCAAGTTTGATGGCTGAGGCTTTTCGTCCAGATGGTAGGTTGAATATCCCGACTCAGGCAGCAGCTGACTACATAGCTGAGCAAGGTCAGTTGATTCCGTACGAACCAACCATGCGTGAAAAGACAGAGCAAGTCATTACAGACTTTCTGGCCAACACAATGGGCATGAGCAGGTTCGCTGCTCGTGACACTGCACAAGGAATCACAGGAACCACCGACCCAAGTCAGAACATTGCCGAAAGTATTGGTGTTCTTGACTTTACTCCTGCAGGGCTAGTCTTCGGCGGTCAAGAGGCAGCCAGAGATTTTGGCAAAGCGCAAACAGCAACTGATTATATCGCACCAACTATTGGCTTGGGGCTGAGTGCTGTTGAGGCTTTCCCTCTGACAAAAGTAGCAACAAAGCCAGCAAGAGCATTCTTGAGTAGTTTGGGACAAAAAACTTCCTCAGACATTGTTCCAGCTGCAGAGCCATTGATCGCTTCAGCTGGTTCAAATATCCCTCGCAGAACATTTGTTCAAGGCATGGCAGCAACACCAGTCGCAGGTGCACTTAGCAAGTTGCCTTTGGGCAAAGTTGATGATGCCGCAGCTGTCGCCAAAGCAGCAAAATTATCATTGCCTGAGAACTTCAGTGTTTTTTATGACCTTCCTGAATTCAAGCAAAAGGTAGACGGCATCCTCATGGATGACATAGAGGAGACTGGGTTTGATTTAGATGACGACATTCAAGATCTTGTTGATCAAGTCAGTTCAGCTGACAGATTTGAAGTTGCTGAAGCATATGATATGAGAGATGACATCGCAGGTGAATTAAGAAGCACCTATGATCTTACCGACTCTGAAATAGATGAAATTCTCGAAAAAGAAGGCTTTAATATTTCTATAAGCAAACCAGCAGAAATAGAAAGGATGAAATCATTTAAAGGCAGCTATGATCAATACATGAGTAAATACCCTAATTCAGAAATAGAACTTGATGAATGGGAAAATACAACAGGAAAGTATGGCAGTCGGACAGAAGTGGCACCACCGCATCCCAGAGACTATGGGTTCAAACATGATCAACTTGTAGATCACCCAAAGCATGGCCTCAGTTCTGTTTACGGAGTTGCAGATGAGAAAGGGAAGCTGATTATCGACACTTATCCTCTTGATGACGACGCCGACTCTATACGACTTGTCGTCGATCCGAGCGATCTGACCGCAGTTCCACGGAAAGAATTTGAAACTCCAATGGAGATGTTAGATCGGTTGAGGATAGAGAGGCAATAATGGGTGCAGCATCAAAAATAGTCAGCGAGTTTTTGGAGAGCCTGAGCAAAAAGGTGTTCATGGATCCCAGAGATGCAGCATCAACATATAGCGCAAAAGCCGAAAAGATAGCAGCAGAGGATCCAAGGTTTTTTAAGATTTATGACGAAGAAGACATTGGCAGTGCGATATATAACACAAGAACAGGAGACAGCAGTCTTGGCGTGACAACTCCTGAAAAGTTCCTCGACATGGCTGCACAGATGCCTCTTGATCAAGAGGGTTTCGATTTCATCAGGAAAACAGTTGACCAAAAGAAAGCAGACATAGCAGCAGGAGTTCCTAGGGAGCAGTTCACTTTCCCGCAACTCGGTCTCAGGCTGCAGGATGATGGATCTTTGAAAGTCAATCTTCATGACGGCAGGCACTTAAACACAGCCATGAAGGAGTTGGGCTATCCCAAGTCGCTTGTTGAAGTTGTGCCTCAGTATAGAACACCGAATATTAAAACAATGTCACCAGACACCCCAGTATTCAGCGAAGAGTCATTTATCAACGATGTTGAGATCCCCAGCAGGAAGGTTGGGACTCTTGGCGACTTAATTAAATTTTTAAGTGTTGCAGGCATTGCAGCTCCTGGAGCACTATCAACAATAGGAGGGCAAAATGGCACGCAAGTTCAAACCCCAGCCCAAAACTAAAAAAGGTGTTAACGTAAAATATGTTCGTGGCGCAAAAAACAAAAAAGCCCAAGAAGCTGAGATCAAAAGCACTGCCAAAAAATATCGTGAAGGCAAGCTGACCAAAGCTGAGATGGAGCGCATAGCAAAAAGGAGGTCAAAAAATGTCACCAAAAGCTACAAAAAAGCCAGCCAAAAAAAGCGCAAGTAAAAAGAAAAAAGGTGGCGGTCTTGAGGCAGCCATTGAAAAGTACAGCAAGTCCTCTGGCTTTTCAAAAGAGAAGCTCCGCAAAGTTGCCAAGCGTGGCATGGGCGCATATTATTCATCAGGATCCCGTCCTGGCCAAACACCCACATCTTGGGCTATTGGTCGGGTAAGATCGTTCGCCACTGGTAAAGGTGGCGCACGTAAAGCAGACGCAGATTTAATTCGAGGTGGCAAGAAGAAAACTGCCAAGAAGAAAAAATGAATCGTGCGTCTTTTTCATCACTGATATCCAAAGGAGGTAGAACAATGGATCACGGTAAAGGAAAAAAGAAGGCAATGAAGAAAAAGCCTGTGAAGAAAATGGCTGGTAAGAAAAAGATGATGAAGAAAAAGAAGTCATCTTATGCCTAATGAGAAAGGTGAAGAAGGACAGCTTGTTGAAGTTTTCGTCAGTGGCACCTCTGGTGCTGCAAAAGTGGAGTTGAATAATGACAGTGATAGATCTGCTGAAAAAGATCCAAAAAACTCTGAAGGACGAAAGGTCGACGATAGCTGAAAATATGATTCTTGGTCGTATGCAAGATCAAGAAGCATATAAAAAGAGCGTCGGTGTTGCTGAAGGTCTCGACAGAGCTCATCAGATTATCGGCGATATGATGAAAAAACTAGACGACGAGGAGGATGTATAAACATGGCTCATCCACATGTAAAAGATCTCATCACAGATGAGGAAAGCAATGCGACAGTTACGTCGCATCAACTGCCCAAACCCATGGGGTGGAAAGTTCTTGTCCAACCTAATCAGGCTAAGAAACAAACCAAAGGTGGGATATACCTGCCATCCCAAAGCGTAGAGAATGAGGAATACCTCACTGCTCACGGAACTATTCTGGCACAAGGGGAGTTGGCTTATCGTGAGCGTGACAGCGGTCAAAGATGGAAAGGCGATTGGCCAGAAATCGGAGACACAGTCACATACGGCAAGTATGCTGGCCAGAAACTAACAGTAAACGGAGTGAAGATGCTTCTTCTGAATGATGATGAGATAACATCAATAATCCCAGAAGGCGCAAAACTAACTTCATATTTAGACTAAGCGAAAACCATGGAGGACGCTACCATGTCAAAAGAAGAAGTATTGGCAGAGATCGAAAAAGAAATCGAAAAAACGAAGGCTCAAAATGACGATGATCTTGAGATCGAGATTGCCGACGATGACTCTGATAAAGTTCAGGCAGCTGAGAAAAAGGCTGAAGAGCAAGTACAAGAGTCCGATAGTGATGCAGAATACGGTCAAAAGGTTCAAACGCGAATCAAAAAACTCGTAGACCAGCGTCGCGATGCCGAGCTACAAACAGCTCAAGCTCAAGAACAGGTCGCGCAACTTGAAGCAAGACTTGCCAGACTTGAGCAAGGCAACACTCATAGGGCTGAAAATGAGTTTCATCAGCGTTATGAGCAAACCAAAGCAGCATTGGCCAAATCAGTTGAGGAAGGAGACACTCAGTCTCAACTTGCTTTTACTGAGCAGTTGGCTGATATGCGTGCAGCTATGCGCATCGCTGAGATGCGAAAGCAAGAAGCAGCAACCCAGCAAGTCTCACCGACTGTTGGTCGTGCTCAACAAATGGCCCAGCAACCTGCACCAGAAAGAGCTATGGACTGGTGGCAGAAAAATCGCTGGTTCAACTCTCCTGGTTTTGAGCGGGAAACTGCGGCAGCGAGGGCGATTGATGTGCAGTTAGACCTTGAAGGTCATGACAAAAATTCTGACGAATATTACGAACTGCTTAATAATCGTTTACTTAATGTCTTTCCCGAGTTAAACTCAGGGAGCGAGCAGAGTAAACCTCGAACAAAAAGCAGATCACCAGTCGCCCCAACTGCAGGCGGTTCGGGAACTTACAAAGGAAACAGGGTTCGCATGACACAGGATCAGTTACGAATGGCTAGAGAACTCGGTATTAATGATGAAAAATCTCTGAAGCGTTACGCTAACGAGATCAAACAGCAGAGGAGCTAGTTATGGCTAACAACAGAAATGTGCGTGCACAAGAATCCCGTTCCAACAGCCGTGTAGAGGATGCTCGTCCTGATACTGCATGGAAACCACCATCATTGTTGGACGCACCCGATCCCCGTCCTGGGATGGTTCAACGATGGATTGCTACCTCGATTCAGGGTAGAGAGACTCCAGACAACGTGTACAAGCGTATGCGTGCGGGCTGGAATCCTCGTCCTGCTGATACAGTGAAAGATCAGAGATATCCAACTATCAATCACGGGCAGTGGGCAGGTTCAATCGGAATTGAAGGCATGATCTTGTGTGAAATGCCTGAAGACAAATTCAAGTCTATGAAAGCCTATTACAATGAAAAGGCTGAAGAGCAGAATGAGTCTATTCCAGGAGAGCTTGATGCGATGGCAAGGACTGGGGGCATTCCGATTCACCAAGATCGGAAATCTTCGAGTAGTCAAGGTCGAGACATCTCGGTCATGGCTGATGATTAACTGCTATAATAAGGAGTAGCGAAAATGGCAAATGCAGATGCAGCCTTTGGGTTCGTCCCAGTTCGCCACATGAGCGGTTATGCACCTCGTGCTAATAAATACACTGTTGGTTCTGGTTATGCTACCGATATTTTCAATGGAGACATGGTTGTTCTTGCAGCCGATGGCGAAATTGAACAGGCAGCAGCAACAAACACCAATAACCTAGGTGTGTTCGCAGGATGTTCATACACTGCAAGTGATGGCTCATATGTTTACAGCGAGCGCTGGCCAGCCAGCACAGTTGCTACGGACATTATCGCGTATGTTTACGACGATCCGTATACTGTGTTCAAGGTTCAGTCCGCTGGAACACCCGCTCAGACCAACGTTGGCAATTGTGCTGACATCGTAGTTGGTACTGGCTCAACAATCACCAACCAATCAGCTATGGAAATTTCAGGAACCATGGCAGCAGGAAGTGCTCAATGTAAGATTCTGGCGTTGTATGACGCACCAGAAAATGCATTCGGTGCTAATGCTGTGATGGAAGTGCTCATCAATGAGCATCTCCTGAAAGGCACAGCTGGTATTTAAAGGAGGGCAAAAACTATGGCAATGAATAGAGCACAATTTGCAAAAATGCTCGAGCCAGGACTTAACACCCTCTTTGGCTTGGAGTACGATTCCTATCCACCTGAGTGGCAGACAGTCTTTGAAACCAACACCTCCCAGAAGGCATTTGAAGAAGATGTTCTGCTGGAAGGCTTCGGCAATGCTCCTGTGAAAAATGAAGGTGCAGCGATCTCTTATGATGCAGCAAGCCAGCAATGGACTGCTCGCTATCAGCATGAGACAATCGCTCTTGCTTTCAGCATCACTGAAGAAGCTGAAGAAGATGGTCTTTATGGCTCGATCGCTGCTCGTTACACAAAAGCACTCGCACGCTCAATGGCTTCCACAAAGGAAATCAAAGGTGCAAATGTTCTGAACAATGCTTTCAGCGGTTCAGGTGTAACTGGTGGCGACGGAAAGACTTTGTGTGCAACTGATCACCCGACTCGTTCAGGCAATCAGTCAAACACTTTGGCAACTGCCGCAGACCTTTCAGAGACTTCTCTGGAGCAGATGCTGATTCAAATTGCAGACATGAAGGATGACCGAGGTCTCCGGATTGCTGCACAAGGCACGATGCTTGTCATCCCGACAGCATACAGCTTTGTTGCAGAGCGTTTGCTTGAATCTCAACTGCGCACAGGCACAGCAGACAATGACATCAATGCTATTCGCAATGGTGGCTATCTGCCTCAAGGATATCACGTGATGCGTCGTCTGACTGATTCAGATGCATTCTTCATCATGACTGATGTTCCGGATGGCCTGAAGCACTTCCAGCGTTCGCCTCTGAAAAAAGGCATGGAAGGTGACTTTGAAACTGGCAATGTCCGCTACAAGGTGCGTGAGCGTTATTCGTTCGGCTTCACCGACTGGCGTGGCATCTTCGGTTCTGAAGGAGCTTAAAACAAATGTGGGGAGGGGCAGAAGCTCCTCCCTCAACTCAACCCTGACTGCTTCGGCAGACAATAGCCAAGACAGGAGATTGATATGGCTAGAACAACTTTCTCGGGTCCAGTCCGTGTAGGAAAGGCTCAAAAAACAAGCGATGCAGAATTTGCTGGCGCAGTAAGCCTCGTCGCAACTGCCTATATGGCAGACCCAACAGCAGCAACCACAACAGAACTTCGTAGAGGATCCAGTGCAACTGGCAACTCTGCCAAGGCAGTTATCTTGCCTGCTGGCGCAATCATTACAAGGATTGAAGCAGAAGCAGATGCAACTGGCGGTACAAACCCGACTTTTGATCTAGGCTTCATTGAAGTAAAAAGCTCTGGTGCTGCTTCAGACACTGACGGCATCATTGATGATGGTGACGCAGACGCAGGTCACACAGTCTTTGATTTTTCAACAGCAACTGTTGGAGATGACTTTGGCTTTGTGATGAGCTCAGACTATCCTGTTAAAATTACAGGTGGTGTAGGTGCTTCTGCTGCAACTGGTGGCAACATCAACTTGAGGATTCACTATCACGTTTACGACACTTCGTTCGGAACTGATGGTAGTGCATCATAAGGAGGGATAGATGGCTGATATCGTAAGCACAACTACGATAGCCGACAACCCTCGTGAGGCTGTGTTCGCTTTTCAATACCAGTATGTTGATACTGGGGATGAAAGTGCAGTCACTAAGATTGATGTTTCTTCTCTTGCTGTAAGTTCCGCAGGTGACACTTGTACAGGAATAAGAATCCTTGAGTGTTGGTGGGTCATGAAAAGCATGACTGTTCAAATATTGGCAGCTGCATCGACTAATGTTATGATGTTGCACTTGTCTGAAGATCAGTCTGGCTATCAAGACTTCACATCGTTTGGTGGTCTTCCATCAAGCAAAAGCTTCGGGACAAGCCCAACTGGTGACGTTAAGTTTACGACAACTGGTGCAGGTGCTGTAGGAGATACTTATCAAATAGTCATGAGGGTGGCTAAAGAATATTAAAAGGCTGGGTGGCTTTGGCCACCCTCCTAACTTTTAGGAGGCAAAATGACAACTTCAGGAACAGTCGCATTCAGACCAAACATTGAAGAGATCATTGCCGAGTCTTTTGAGCGAATCGGCATGGACTCTCAAGCCTTGACAGGCTATCAAGCTCGTGCAGCTCGCAGGAGCCTTAATCTTCTTTTCAGTGAGTGGGCTAACAGAGGAATAAACTATTGGGCGGTTCAGAATAATACGCTGAATCTGACACAAGGGACAATATCTTATACACTTCCAGTTGGAACAATAGATCTTATTGATGTTGTTGTCAGAGAAACTGTTGGCGGCACTACCAATGATACAGTTCTTCAGCGAATCAGCATCTCTGAATACAACCAACTCCCGAACAAAACTTCTTCAGGACGCCCAAGCCAATACATGCTCGACAAGCAATATACACCTGTCCTTTATACTTGGCAGGTTGCTGACAGCAATGACTACAGTCTTGTTTATTGGTCAATCAATCAACTTGAAGATATCACAGCATCAAACCAAGATGCAGATGTCCCTTATCGCTGGACTGATTGCATTTGTGCTGGGTTGGCTAGCAAGCTGTCACTTAAATATATGCCTGATAAATTTAACTTGATGAGTCAAGTTTATGAAAGGGCATTTGAGTTCGCAGCAGCAAGTGATAATGATGGCGTAACAATGAGGATTCGCCCGACTGGTCTTAATTTAGGATAACAATATGGCATCTGTCAAACGAGCAAGGGGAAAAAGATCTGTAGCGATAAGCGACCGCTCTGGTTTCAAAGTCCCATACACCTCGTTAAAAACGACATGGGAAGGCTTACGTGTCGAGCCAGAAGAATATGAATCAAAACACCCACAGCTGACACCGCCAAGAAATGTTGTAGATGCCACTGCTCTTTTCAACCCGAGACCTGACAATGACCCTGAAGATGTGCACTTCTTTGTCGGGTATAATTATAATATATTCCTTGATCCTATAGACAGACCGCCAGTTGGCATTGCAGGATTCGGTGCCGTAGCTTCACAGTCTTCGTTAGTAATCGAGCAAGAAAAAGTAATAGCGACAGGCTTAGCAGGCACTGGTGCAATCGGAACTGTTTCCATAGACATATTTATTGATGTCAGACCAAGTGGTGCAGCTGGCACAGGCGCAGTCGGAACAGAAATCCCAAGAGCTTCTGTGATTGAAACAGGAGTCGCTGGCACTGGTGCAATCGGCGTTGAGATTCCTGAGTCAATTATAAATGAAACAGGCGTCGCAGGAACAGGTACGACAGGCACAGAAGTTATCAGCTTGCGCGTTGAGCAACAAGGAATCGCAGGAACAGGTGCCATAGGGACACCAACCCTAAAGGCTTCCATAAATGAAACAGGAGTCGCAGGAACAGGCGCAGTCGGGACAGAAAGTCTTGAGTCAGAACTTAATGCAACAGGGGTAGCTGGCACAGGCGCAGTCCACATCCTCGGAGAGTCAGATGGCAGCAGCGTTACAGTTCTTGTCACAGGAATCTCAGGAATCGGAAGGGCAGGAAGCGTCGGAAATGAGTTGCTTGTTTCTGAGATCATTGAGTCTGGCGTAGCAGGCACAGGCGCAGTAGGCACTGCAGAAGCCACAACAGCAGTCGCTTGGGGTCAAGGTGCTTGGGGCGTAGGAACATGGGGAATATAATATGAATTACACATCACTCGTTCAAAACATAAAAGATTTTATGGAAGACGACTCAACAGAGTTCTCTAACTCTATAAACACAATAATCAGTCAAGCTGAGGAAATGGTCTTTCAGCGTTTGCCAAGCTTGCCTTGTTTTAGGAAAACAACTACAGGCTCTCTGGTCATTGGCACTGCTGATTATGATGTAGCCAGTGCACGTATGATTCGTCAAGTTTCAATTACAAATTCAAGCAATGTTGAGTTTCTTGATCACCGCATTGATTCTTATCTGCGAGACTTTTCCCCGAACTCAGCAACAACTGGCAAGCCAACAATTTACAGCACCAAAGATGCTGATACTAGCGGAATCACAATAACTTTGGCACCAACGCCAGATGCAACCTATTCTTTTCAAGTTGACTTCATAGCACCAGAAACTGGACTTTCTTCAAGTAATGCAAACAGTTGGATAGGTGATAATGCGGAAAATGTTTTACTTTCTGCGGCACTTTATGAAAGTTCTGCTTTTCTTAAAGCACCAGAGACGTTAAACTTATATAAGGGACAGTTTGATGAAGCTGTGCAACTGTTCCAGCAAGAAATGGCACGGAATTACACAGCTGAATATAACGGAGGCATATAATGGCTATAACTCAAGCAATGTGCACCAGCTTTAAACAAGAGCTCTTTAATAAAGAGCATGATCTTGATACAGACACTATTAAGATTGCGCTCTATACCTCTTCTGCGAGCCTTGGTGCTGGAACAACTGCATACTCAACAGCAAATGAAATCAGTGGAGCTGGATATTCTGCTGGTGGCATAACAATGACAGGAGCAACCCTAGGAACTAGTGGTGTTGTGGCTTTTGTTGATTTTAACGATCCAGAATGGACTTCAGCGACTTTCACAACAGCTGGTGCATTAATATACAACGATGATGTAAGTGACAAAGCTATCGCAGTTCTTAGTTTTGGTGGTGATTTCACTGTTACTGCGGGAACTTTCAGAATTGTTCTTCCTGCTCCAGGAACATCAGCGATTCTGAGAATAGATTGAGGAGATAACCCATGCCCAGTACTTACTCAACCAATCTTCGCTTTGAACTCATGGCGACTGGCGAGAAGTCAGGAACATGGGGGACAATCTCAAACACAAACATTGGCACTCTTATTGAACAAGCTATTTCAGGAGTTGCGAATGTTGCCCATGACGATTCTGCGAACTACAGCTTAACAACAGGCAATGGCACGACTGACGAGGCTCGTAATGCTGTTGTCAGGATCACAGGCACCTTAACAGCTGCAAGGAATGTTGTTGTTCCGGCTGTTGATAAAGTCTATCTCATCAAAAATAATACTAGTGGTGGGTATGCGATTACTGTCAAGACCTCTTCAGGGACAGGCATAACAGTGCCCAATGGCGAAACAAAGTTGCTTTACTCTGATGCAACGAATGTTGTTGAGGCTGTTGACAGCTTAACAAACTTGACGATGGCTGGAGATCTTACTGTCAATGGATCAACGACCAATCTTGACAGTGCAGTTGTCATTAACGAGTCTGGTGCGAGTGTTGATTTCCGCGTTGAAGGGGATACAGCTACTCATATGCTGTTCGTTGACGGGAGTGCCGACAGAGTTGGCATAAATCAGAGCAGCCCATCACACACTCTTGATGTTGATGGCTCAGCAAGAATCCTCAGTGACAATAACGCCACACAGCTTACTCTTGAGAGCAGCGATGCTGATGCAACTGAAGGTCCAAGGCTTGATCTGCGTCGGAACAGCGCAAGTCCTGCTGATGATGATCAGGCAGGAATTATAAGATTCTTGGCTGAAAACGATGCTGGGGAAAACATAACTTACTCCACAATCAAATCGACCTTGAGAGATGTCACTGATGGCACGGAAGATGCCGAAGTAATTTTCCAAAATAGGATTGCTGGAACCCTGCAAGCTCCTATAAGGATCAAGCCAAGCGAAGTCGCAATCAACGACGATCAAATCGACGTTGATTTCCGTGTTGAGAGCGACACCGATACTCATGCACTTTTTGTTGACGCTGGGAATGATCGTGTCGGCATCGGCTCTGCTTCTAATGTCGGCAAGTTGCTGGTTTCTGGGGACTCCGGAACAGGTTCAAACCTTGGCGATGGAGACACTTTAATTAGTCAGCAGAACAAAGGTTTCGTCTCAATTGAAAACCTTAATGACACAGCTGGTGTTGAAAGTGGTATCACTCTCAGAGCAAAGTTAAATTTAGCTGGTGCTGCCGCAATTTATGTTAGGCAAACTGGGGATTATCAAGGCGACTTGATCTTCCGTCACAGGACGGCTGGTTCAGCTTCAAACGAAACATTCAGGATCAAACACGACGCAACAGCACAGTTTCACGGCAACCTTAATGTTCTCGATCCTGGCGGGACTACAGATGTGACATTGGTTGCAGATGGTGGCAACCTCTTCCTTGGACCTTCGGCTCAAGCCCACAGTGGCATTTCAGGTGTTAAATTGATGGCCTCTGCGGGGGACAGTGGGGTAACTCCTTCGGGCGAAGTTTTCATCGAAGATAATGCGGGTGTCTCTTTGACACTTGCAAGTCCAAATACAAATGCTTCTAGGATTAATTTCGCCGACCCAGAAGATTTTGATGTCGGTGAAATTGAATATGATCACTCGTCGAATGTGATGACATTCAGAGCCGCAGGTGCCAACAAGATGTACATAGCCAGTGATGGGGTTCGCATCGGGGCAAATGCGGCTGCTAATGCTCTGGATGATATTGAGGACGGAACTTTCTCTGTGACAGCGGAGAGAGGTGGGGTCTCTGGAACAGGCACCAGAGAAACGCTGGACATGCGTTATTTCAAAGTCGGCAGGTTAGTTTTCATTGACTTCACTGCTCCAGAAAGCAGCACAGCACCTTATTTCAATGTAGGTTCTTCTGGCTATTCTTCTGGTCAAAGTTTCAAATTTGCAAGCTCGGGCAGCAACTTGCCGTTCACGCCAAAGAACAGTGCATCTTGCCGTTTAGGAAAAGCCAGATCCCTGAGTGGGATTAATGAATTAGGTGTCGGCTGGAGGGCAGGTTCAGGGCGAATATATTTAGGTGAAGCTAATGACAATGAATATGTCATGCATAACACCGCCACAACGAGCCTCGCACAGTCAAATGTTACAGTGCAGTGCACTTTCTGCTATTACACAAATTCTTAGGAGGACAAAATGAGCTTAACAAAAAACATAATCACAGACAAAATTGAGTCTGTTGATACCGAACTTGGCTGGCACAATGTGCAAGTCAGGGAGGCGCACATAATCATTGAAAATGGGAAAGAGATCTCGCGAAGCAATCATCGTTATCTTATTCACCCCACAGATGATTGGTCAAGCTATCCCTCGGAAGTCCAAGCAATATGCAATGTTGTTCATACAACCGAGCGTCAAAATGCTTATACAAATTACATGAACAGCAGCCCTGAGGATGATTCGTGATGAGTGAAGGAAATGTTATCAGCATAATGGGCAAAGACTATGATGAGTCTAGCCTTGATGAAAATCAGATCTACCTAGTCAATCAGCTTAGGCAGATACAACCTGAATATAATAATCTTAAAATGAAGCTTGATCGTTTGGAGGTTGCTAGAGAGCGTTTTCTGGCAGAGCTAATTCACTCGGTCAGAGAACAAAGAGAAGAAGATGACAAAGCCGACAGTGCAGTCAATCAAAGCTGAATTGGACACCCATGAGGCAGTTTGCGCGGAGCGTTGGAAAGAAACCATCCTGCGGATCAAGCGCATTGAGCACATAATGATTGGGACTGCAGGGACTACCATTTTGCTGTTGGTGGGAATCTTATCAAGGAGCTTGTAATGGACATCACAATGGAAAGATTCCTAGCTTGGAAAATTTTACCGAGGCTGATGATGTTCATAATGACATTCATGTATATAAGAGTCATTGAGTGGGGCATGTCGCTTGAAGATTTAACAACTCAACAAAGCGCAATGATCAGTGTTGTTTCAGGAGCTATGACAGGTGCTTTTGCAGTTTGGCTTGGGAGTGAGAAAAAATGATACAAGCATTGATCGGACCAGTCGCAGGACTTCTGGACAAATTCATTGAAGACAAAGATCAAAAAGCTAAGTTGGCGCATGAGATTGCTACTATGGCAGAAAAGCACGCTCATGAAGCAGCAATGGCGCAGGTGGATGTCAACAAGGCTGAAGCACAGCACAGATCGATATTTGTTGCTGGGTGGCGTCCTTTCATTGGCTGGACATGCGGTGTTGCTTTGGCTTATCATTTCGTAGCTGCACCACTTATCATCTTTGGCGCAGGTTGGGCAGGAGCAGAGCTCCCCGACTTGCCGACATTTGATATGGATGCGCTCATGACTGTGTTGCTCGGCATGCTTGGACTTGGCGGTCTGCGCACATACGAGAAAACAAAAGGACTTGCAAAATAATGGAAGCGAATTTTTTCAAAAGCCTTGAGATGGTCTTAAAGCATGAAGGTGGCTTTGTAGATCATCCCGAGGATCCTGGTGGTGCCACAAACAAAGGCATCACGCACAAAACCTACGCAGACTTTCTTGAGCGTCCTCTGGAAGACGTCAATGAATTAAAAAACATTCCCGATGATCATGTTGAGATGATCTACAAAAAACTTTACTGGGACAAAGTCAAAGGCGACGAGCTTCCAAGTGGAGTTGACTTCTGTGTTTTTGATTGGGCTGTAAACAGCGGTCCAGGACGCTCCGCTAAGGCTCTTCAGTCAATCGTGGGGGCAACTACCGATGGAGCCATTGGACCCATGACGCTGGCTGCAGTGGCTAATAAAGACCCAAAGCAAATTGTTGAAGAAATGCACGATGTCAGGCAAGACTTTTATAAGAGCCTAAAGACTTTTGACACATTTGGCAAAGGTTGGACTCGTCGCAATGGAGAAACAAAAGACTCATCACTGGAGATGATTACATGACATTGCAGCTCCTTCAATTCAGTCCAGGAATCGTTAAAGACATCACTGAATACAGTGCTGGCAAAAATGGTCCGTACTGGGTTGATGGGAACAATGTTCGTTTTAAAAATGGCTACGCGACAAAAATCGGTGGCTGGGTCAAAGATGAGATCTACGGATTAACTGCTGCTGATGAAGTTGATTACTCTGAAGGGTCTGAAGTAACTTTGATTGGTGTCGCTAGGAACATGAATTTTTGGCGATCACTTTCTGATGGTGAAGATTATCTTGCTATAGGAACCCACAATCACCTTTTTATTTTAGAGAATGAAGCTCTGTTTGATATCACGCCACTGCGTGCAACAGCCACAAACATAAACAACAACCCATTTGCCACTGTTGATGGCAGCACAACTGTCACAGTTACAGACACTGCTCATGGGGCAAGTGATGGCGATTATGTTCGTTTCAAACAAGCCACAACCACAAACGGCATAACAGCCGACACATTGAATAGATATTACGGATATCAGTTGACGCTTGTTGATGCTAACACATATACAATCGTTGTTCCTTCAGCAGCAACAGGCACAGGCTCAGGCGGTGGCTCTGGGGTTGATGCTGAGTACCTTATTGGTAATGCTGGCGGACTTGGGACTCAAACTGCTGTTGCTGCCCTTGGTTGGGGTGCTGGCGGATGGGGAGAATCAACTTGGGGAACTCCTCGTTCAGGAACATCATCTTCAGTTGTTCTGGAAAACTCGCAGTGGTCTTTGACTTTGTGGGGTGAGGATCTTATAGCTCTGGTCAGGAATGGTGCTCTTTATTATTGGGACACCTCAACAGGCACAGGCTCTCGGGCTGTTCTGGTTTCAAGCTTGGGTGGGGCTAGCAATGTTCCTGATGAAAGCAGGGTGGCGATCGTTTCATTCCCCGACAGGCATCTTGTTTGCGGGGGGACAACTCCTCTGGGTGGCTCGGACATTGACCCGATGCTTGTGCGTTGGTCTGATCAAGAGGACTTTAAAAATTGGACTCCATCTGCAACAAACACCGCAGGTGATCAAAGGCTTGAGGTTGGCACAAAGATTGTTGGCATGATTTCAACTCGCGATGAAACATTCATCTCCACAGATGAGGCTGTTTACGGGATGAACTTCGTTGGACCACCATTCACTTTTGCATTCAGGCTCGTAGGAACAAACTGTGGTGCCATCGGCAAAAATACACTCATGAATGTTGATGGTAATGTTTACTGGATGGGCAAGAATAATTTCTTCATGTATAATGGCTCTGTTAATGAGATGGCATGCCCACTGAGACACTTTGTTTTTGACAGGATGCAAAAAGACTTCGCTGATAAAAATTTTGCAGCTCACAACAAAGAGTTTAATGAGGTCAGCTGGTTTTATGTTTCAAACGCTAACACAAACACAGACGGCAACCCAGAGCCTGACTCTTTTGTTACATACAACTACGAAATTAATGCTTGGTCCATAGGCACTCTTGATAGGACTTGTTGGTTTGACTCTTTCGGTTTCAGAAAAAGACCTTTCGCTTTCAGCCCAGATGGCGAACTTTATAACCATGAAGAGGGGACAGACGCTGACGGAGCAGCATTGTCAGCATACATTGAAACCTCACCTTTGGAAGTTTCTGGTGCTGGGGACAGCCTAATGTTGGTCGATAAAATCGTGCCTGACTTAACAATGTCGGGAACTTTGAATGTTACAGTTGAATCAAAAAAATACCCAAATGCATCAGCTGTCACAAAAGGACCATTTACTATTTCTCCAAATTCAACTAAAGTAAGCATGCGAGCACGTGGTCGCCAGATGAGCTTCAAGCTAGAAAGTAATGCGGTTGGTGACGATTGGTCTCTTGGGGACTTCCGTGTAAACGCAAGGCAGGATGGATTAAGATGAGCAGGATTAATATAAGATTACCACAACCCCCAAAAGATTACGAACAGTCATGGGCTCAAAGAACCATCTCAACTCTTGAACTTCAGATTAGTGAAATTAACTCTCCTGCTTCAATAGATCCTTATCAAACGAGTAATGTGACCAAAGACAGAGTCTTGGACGCTGACTCAACAACTTTAGCTGAGGTGGCTGATGTCCTTGGGACATTGATTGAAGACCTCAAAGGGAAAGGAGTTATAAGCTGATGGCAGTTACAGATGGAGAAGGCGCACTGACAGGCTTGTCACTTGACGAAGAGGACGAGTCAAAAAAGCCTATCGTTTATGGAGTTTATCAGACTAAATCTCAAACTCCAGACATGGACTTGAGCAACCTTCAAAATGTTTACGGAACAGCAGCGATGCCTGTTTTCGAGTGGGTTCGCACAATTCAAACAGGTCAAAGAACTTACGACCCTAATGACACTTCGGATCGTGAGAAACTAGAAGAATATAAAAAGATGGTTGAGGAGCAGGGTAAGCCCCCAGGACTCCCTGATTGGTCAGAGATTGGCAAACAAGTCGCAGTTGGAACAGTATCTCAGCTAGGTCAGGCAGCAGCCAGCCAAGCAGGTTCAGCGTTGTTTGATCCTTATCTAGCTAGTGAAACCACTGGTTCAAAACTTTTGACAGGAGTCACCGAAACATTTGGCTCAACGCCAGCTCAACAAGTCGCATCAACAACGAATCTTGCCTTTGACAACATTGACAAGCTCGCAAACGATCAGACAATCTTCCCAGAGCTCGCCAACAGAGAAGTCGCAGAAGCAACAGGAAACTTAGATCTTTACAATGCCGTCTCTGATGGGGGCAAAGAAGTCGGGAAGGGGATCAAGTCTTACGATGCTAATGTTGTTAATGATGCAAAAAAGACGACAGGTGGCAACTTAACAGCTGAAGCAATCACAACCAGCTCCCAAACCCCTACATATCTTTCTCAAGTTGGTGACAGACTTTACGGGACTGAAGCAGCAAAAGCCAACTGGTCAGGTGCTGCGGGTGCTGGCATTGTCAACTTTGGCGTTCAGCTCGCTATGGGCGAGGATCCCGAAAAAGCAGCCAAGTCAGCTGGTGCATCAGCGATCGGAACAGCGATAGGTAATGCTTTGCTTCCTGGGATTGGTGGCGTCGTTGGTGGGGTGCTTGGAGGAATTGTCGGGGGCAGAGTCATTTGTAACGAGCTTTGCCGTCAAGGTGTGATGACTCGTAAGCAAGTCGTTCTTGACTATAAATTTACACGCGACTATCTGACACCACAACATGTTAATGGTTATCATGTTTGGGCTGTTTGGATGGTCAAGCAGATGCGCAAAGGCAAGTTTGTTAAATTTTGGAAACATGTTGCTGGGCATCGTGCAAACGAGATTGCTTACATTTATGGTGAGCGAGACAAGCCCGACTACTTGGGCAAAGTTTACAGAAAGATTTTGGAGCCGACTTGTTGGGCTGTTGGATATTTTTGTAAAAAAACAGACTGGTCAACTTTATACAAAGCAAAGGAGGTTTAAATGCCAGGACATTCAGACATGAAAGGTGCTACGATGAATCCTTTGGCAGCTATGCCTGCTGAAGCTCGAAGCAACCTTATGAAATCATCAGACGGGATCCGAGCTGTTTTGATGTCGAGGCTCGCAAACATGGGTCCAGAAGAGCTACGCATGCTCGATTCAGCTATCACGCCTGAAGTTGCACGTGTGCTCATGAAGCTGTTGCCTGAGTTGCAGGAGCTCGTAAATGCAGTCGCTGATCAGCGTCAAGGCATGGCACGTCAGCAACCAGCGCCAAAGGGCAACGCAATGCCAAAAGGCATGGGTGCGCTCGGTAACATGATGAGATGACGATAAGGAGAGCCTCGCCATTAGATATTTCAGCTGTTTTAAATATGCTTGCGGAGATGCACGAGAACACAACTCTACCAACTCCCCCGATCAACAGCGAAAAGCTAGTGGCAAAGGTAAATGAGGTCATACACAGAGGAGTTGTTTTTGTGGCTTTGGATAAGGAAAATAAAATAGTAGGATCTGTCGGAGGGATGGTAGGAACAGACTGGTGGTCTGATCAGCCATTCTTAGCAGACTGCTGGTTTTATGTAACTCCAGACCACAGAAAAGGATCTTCAGTTTCTCTTGAACTGATTAAAAACTTTATTAAATCTGCAAATGACGCTAAACTACCTGTGAGGCTTGGCCACATCTTTTCGGGAGACTTAGAGCGGAAAGACAAATTTTTTGAAAGGCTTGGTATGACCAAAGCAGGTTCAGTATTCGTGGAGGCATAGATGGGTGGTTACTGCACAACAGGGGTAGAAAACTTACCCACATATGACGAAACGCTAACAGGCACAGACATTCCTGCTTGGGTTTCTCAAGGTGGGCGAACTCTTTTTGAGCAAGCTGCGGAACTTGCGTCTAGTGAATTTCCTGCCTATCAAGGTCAAAGAATCGCTACATATGGTGGCAGCAAATTAACTCCCGAAGAGCGAGCAGGCTTTGATCTCCTCATGAGAGGAGAAGACATCTATGATCCTTATGTAAAAGCTGCATACCAACAAACACAAACCCTCGGCAAAGGTTATGATGAGGCTTCTCGGAGGGATCTCTTAGGAGGAAACTACCGAGGTGCGACTCGGAGTGAGCTTATCGGCGAACCCGAAATGCAGTATCAAGGTGCCACTCGGGATGAGCTTATTGGTGGACCATTTACAATTGAACAAGCTCAACCATTCCTAGACATTTATCAAGAAGCAGCAGACCCAGCAGTCGCTGAGGCTGAAAGGCAACTTCAGCAAAACCTTATTGCACAAAGGGCAAGAGCAGGATCAGCCTTTGGAGGTTCTCGTGCATTCCTAGGTGAAATGGAGGCTTCTGATAGGACAGCAAGAGCAGCAAGCGACATCCGTCGTCAAGCAGCAGCAGAGGGTCTCGGATTCGCAGCAGGCAGGTCAGACGCAGATCGTGCCGCAAGGTTCCAAGCTGAGAATGTTATGCGTCAACAATTTGAGCAAGATCGTGCTCAAAGAGAGCGTGATCGTGCGGCGAGGTTCGGTGCAGAAGATGTTATGCGGGATAGGTTCACATCAGACCGCGAAGCAAGGTTCGGTGCAGAAGCTGCAAGAAGAGCTGCATATGAAACTGAGGAAGCCTCTCGTTTAAGGAAAGCAGAGCAGCTGACAGGATTCGCTCCCCTTGTCCAAGGGCTTTCCGAGCAAGCAGCATCAGGTATGCTGTCCGCTGGAGAAGCACGTCGTAAACTTGATCAGATGGCTCTTGACTTGGCATTCTCAGATTATATTGAGCAGAGAGAATATCCTTTCCAGATGCTTAACTTTGCGATGGGTGCACTCAAAGGTGTTCCGTACGAAACAACTCAATATTCGCTTTCGCAAGGTCAACAGTATGTTCAGACACCATCAATCTATGGCCAGACACTTGGAGGCTTGGGATCATTGGCATCTGCCTACTACATGAGTCGAGGAGCTTAAATGAATGGCTGGTCATGACAAAAAAGTCCTCGGGGCATCAAACACAAACATTCAGAATCTTCCTCAAGGTGCATTGAGAGCTCTTGGTGGCCAAGAGAACTTTGAAAACGCTATGGCTCTGGCTCAGGCTTTGAATCCTCCTCCGACCCCGATGACACCCGCACAACTTGCCTTTCAGTTCTTTACACAGATGGCAGCAGAGTCTTCCAAGCCAGGAGCAACAGCTCTCGGTGCAGCTAGTCAAGCAGCACTGACACCTGCAGCCTACTTGATGAAAGATCGCGAGGCTCAACAGAAATATCAAGCAGCTCTCCCAGCACAAGCTCTGAACATCGCACAACTTACAAAAGCACCCAAAGGCACAGGCATGGGTGAAACTTTCAAGCGCACAGAGCCAGTGAAAAATGATGATGGCTCTGTCAAGATTGATCAAACAACAGGTGCAACAATATATAATTATAGGGTTGAGGACAATGCAGGCAACCTGATCCGCACTGTTCAGATGGCTGACGATTCAACCAAGCAGACGCCTGTTACTCTTTACAACGAGGCTGGCGACTCTGTCAGGGTTGTTCCAGGAACACAAGCCTACAGAACTGCGACTTCTGATGCTGCGCAGGGTGGTGGCTTCTTCTTGACTAGCAAGCCTACAAAGTTCTCCCCTCGTACAGTTTACAAAGATGGCCAAGAGAAAAAAGTTTACTCTCAGGCTGATTACGACACTGCCACAGGTGAGGGCGAGGCTGGCGGTTGGTCAGACATTAAGCCTCCGTCCTCAACCAGCACAATCAAGACTGTTGGCGCAGGAACTTTGGCTACATACATGTCTGCGGAAGATGCGACAGCATTTGTTAAAGCTCAAGGCATGCCCGAAACTTCCCCGAACTTTCAAGCAATGGTTGACAGCCTAACTGCCAAAAGAGACTCTCAGATCGGCAAGCCCATCGTCACTGCTGGCGTATACATGGAAGTGTATCCACTCTACAAAGATGGCGAAGTCATTAATCTTCAGCTGTCGCCTTCCAAGACTGCGGCAACTCCATACTTCACGACATATGTTGAGAAGCGTCTCCCGATCATTGCGAAGTCAGCCGATACATACAACACAACTGCTCGTGAGGTGATTCCGAGGGTTGATGAAGCGATGAACCTATTGTTGTCTGGTCAAGTTGAAACAGGTCGCCTTAATCAAGCTCTGTTGCCATTTAAGCAGACATTCAATCAAGCCTTTGGTATCAATGATCCTGAAGTCATGGGTCTTGAGACTTTGCAAGCAACATCAAACTTCTTGGCTCCAAAGATGCGTCCTGTTGGATCTGGCTCAACCTCTGATATGGAATTCAAAGCCTACCAGCAAGCAGCACTGTATCTTGGCAACACTCCTGAAGCTAACTACATCTCACTTTACGCTTTCAAAAAGATGGCTGAAAATGGCGTAAGACTTAATCAACTTGAAACAGAGCTTTTGACCTCTGGTGAATTCACAAGCATGAAAGAAATCAACCAAGCTCTTAAAACTGATGACACTGGCATCTTTGAAAAGTTTTCAGGCGACCCAACTGATGAGGAAGCTGTTCTTGAGTTTTACAATGCCTTGCCAGATGGAGCTGTAATAATTAACAATGGCATCTTCAACTCAGACTCGCCGTATATCATCAAAGGATGGGGAGGAGGTTCGTAATGGCTGTAGATTTACCAGCAGGTGCCGCAGGCATCAAACCAGGAAACAAACCAACTCCTGAGGCAGAAGAAGTTGTAAAAGCCAACGAAAAAAGTTTTTGGCAAAGTATTGCTGATCTTCCTGGAGGCATCTATGCAGCTGCCACAGGCGAAGGCATCCCGATTGAGTTCCCCAACATCCCCGAAACAACTGACATGGGTGATGCTGCTCCAGGATTCTTTGAAGCATTCATGATGAACAACAAGCTGATGTTCGCAAGAGACGACTTCGGCAAAGTTGAAATCATGGAAGACACTTTTGGCGACGATGAACGTTGGGGTGGTGCATTTGTTGATAAGTTTGACAACCCTATGATTGTCTGGAATGACAAGCCGTATTATGTCAACAAGCCAGGATTCTCAGGGCAAGACATCGGCACTCTGACAGGCGAGATAATTAAGTTCGCACCTGCGAGCAAGTTTGTCAGCGGTGCAAAAAATTTGGGTCAGACAGTCATGCGTGGCACTGGCGCATACTCTGCAACAGAGGTCGCTGGTCAAGCTGGCGAGGCAATGCTGACTCCTGAGACAACAAAAGCCAAAGATCGTGACATGGGTGATGTTGCTGGTGATGTCGGTGTGGCTACAGGCTTGGGCGTAGCTGTTGATGTTGTGGCACCACCAGTAATCAAAGGCACAAGCAAAGTTCTGAGGGCTGGCACAGGCAAAGTCTCTGAAACTGCAGCAAGAGTGTTCCCAAGGTTTGAGCCTAAAAATATACAAACATCAAAGTACCCACTAACAGTCGGTCAAAGAACTGCTGCACTGCCAGACAGAAAAGCAGGTCCAACTGAAAAGGTAACACCAGAGCTTGAGTCCGAAGATGTCATGCGTCGTGCTCCAGGAACTAATCCTGATGCCGCAAACATCATGCGTGGTTTTGATGAAAGGCAACTTGATGAAATCAGAGCTGATGCTACGGCATTGGGTGATGAGTTTGGTTCGGGTCGCCCAGACATTACAGGTGCCGCAGACGTGCCGACAGCCGTAGCGGAAGAGATTCAATCAGTAGGCGTATCAGCTGCAAGAGATTTGAAGGCAAGAGCAGGCAAAGCCTATGACGTTGTTCAAGGTGCTGAGTTCCAACCTGTAATGGATGGAGCAGGAGTTGTTGCAACATCGCAAGTTGCACTTGACTCAGTGCTCAGCCCTCAAGGTCTTGGCATAACAGCCCGAGAGCTTGGCACAATGCCGATCCTCAAAAGAGAGATTGATTACCTTAAAAGGATTAACAAACTCGCTCAAAATCCTAAGTTCAAAGGCTCTCCGCTGAACATACTTCATGGCTATCAAAAGACTCTTAACAGAGCAGTGCGGACAGCTGAACAAGGCTCACCAGAGCAACTAGCCTTGGGCAAGATAAAAGAAACAATTGACAAAGCAGTTTTTGACGGCATAGAGATGGGATTCATCACTGGTGATGAAACTGTCCTTAACTCTTTGAAAGAGGCAACAGACCTCTACAGGCAGTACATCGGTCTGACAGGCAAAGCCACAGGCAAAGATGCTCAAGAGAAGTCAGCAAACAGAATCTTACAAATGATCACAAATGAAAACTTCACACCCAAGCAAGTTGTGAATGCATTTTTTGGTCACGCAAAATTCAACCCGAACCAATCAATGGCTTTGGTCTTGAATAAACTGAAGGCAGCACTGCCTGAAGATCAATATAAAGAAGTTGTTGCACTGGCCAAAGACGCTGTTCTTGAGAAAGCATTCTCAGGGTCAGGCAAGTCTGGTGTAACTCGCACGAACATAGTGAATAACTACGACGACATTTTTGTTAAAAATAAAGCAATCACAGGGATGTTATTTGGTCCTGATGAGAT